CCCTCAGGTTAACGTGATACTGCGCTTTAATTGGCCACTCGCACTCTTCATCCGATTCGATATGGATCAAGCCTGAGTCCACATAGGCAGGCCAGGGGGAACCGGTCCGATCGATCGCCAGGATAAAATCACGCTCAGAAAAAGACACGGCGAATCCATTAGCCGCGTCACTTTCAACGATCAAAACACTTTGCAGTGCTCCTACCCTGGATTGGAACTCGCCCAAGGCCTTGTATAAAAGTCCCTTTAACAAAGTATCGCCGTCTTCACCATCGATGAGCAGCAACGGGGTAATTAGCCCCTTTGCTGAATCTAATAACTCACTGGGAGTCATCAGACTTTTTCACACCAGCTGTAAGTGATCACGATACTGCGTAATGCTGCAGTGCCGGCACCACCTGTATCAAGATCTCCAGCGTCAGCTTTAAGAATGCAGTGCAGCATCTCGAAGCCTTTTTCTTCGTATCCTTCACCTTTACGGATCAAACGAACTTTGACGTATGTGCGGCTATTGATCAGCTCCCACAATTTATCTTCAACACGGCCGTCGCGTAATTCGACAATGCCGGCTGTAATCTCGCCGTTGCGTTTGATAGGTCCATACTGGTGATAAGTAAGGCCATGGGCGCCGATATCTTCTAACGGCTCACCACGGCTTATTTCAGGCAGCTGAGCAGTACGAATTAAGGGGGCGAATTGCTCCATCCCTTCAATAAGCATCTCAAAATCTGCCTGAGTCGCACGCTCTCCCATTGCGACGTTACTATTGAAAGCCTGGGTTAGCAGGCTTACGTTTGCTTCAGCCATGAACGGCTCCTTTTACTACTGTTACCCGAAAGTGGATTCGATATCGCGCTCGTTTAAGGCGGTATCAGATTGAATGCTGAGCGTTACGGTCGCGTGCAACATGTGGCCGCCGATATCGACAGGACCCGAGAGGGGAACGGAAACCGATTCCAGTTTGCATTTGTCATAGAGAACATTTGTTCCTATGTTTAGCATCACCGAACCTGGTGGACTCCCGAATTTGAAGGTCTCGCCCTCGCTCTCAGAAAGCTCTCCAGGGGCGCGCTCGTTAAGGTTGGCCGAGGCCATCTTTTCAAGCGCAATAATCGCTTTTGTCACTTCCTCCCGGGCGTCCTTCATGGCCACTAATTCGATTACCAGGGGATATGAATGAGGCTGTTGCCCCTTCCATACTTGCTGGCTATTAAAAGTGGTCACGGTGGTCACATCTAAATGGGTTTGAGCCAGTGCGGCTGCAGCTGAATAATCCGTTCCATCGGCGTTGGCACCTTCAAAAGGTGAATCCCAATTACTCTGCAGCTCGCGACTTGTACCCTCGGCAATCAAACCAACCACACAGACTTCACCAGCCATCACCCAAGCCTTCACATAGCGTGAAGTTTTTTCATCCTTGAACCCCACCACAGTAGGTGGGAGCTTGTTGTAAATTATGGTGGTTTGCTTTGCCATGGCTTATTTAGATGCCCCGTGCTTTGCGCATTTTCATCGACTTAGCACGTTTCATTTTCGCCTTGGACGTATTCGACTTACGGCGTGCCTTTTTAAGGCCTGCCTTTTGAGCGCTGGATAAGCGCTTCTTTTTAAGTGGTTTACGAACCATTTTGAACTTGCCGTTAACGACTCGCTTAACCTTGGCCGCATCGAGAATGATTCCCTCCTCTAGGTTTTCAGCTACCGCAAAGCGACAGATCAAACCAGCGTCATCAAGTACCTGGGAATCCATCCCCTTGGATAAAGCAGCGCCCATAGCAGCGCCTTTTTTATCGTCTTCACCTTCGATGAATTCTTTAATCTGATCTTTATCGGCACCAAGCTCAGCAAACGCCTCGCAAGTGGCCTCGATCATATCGTTGTAAATATCCTCCTCATCCTCGGACACTTCACCATCACCATCCACATCGGCAGCGCCTTGCATAAGAGCGTCGATCGCAGAAAAACTGTAATCATCGCCCTCAATAAAGGTTAAAGCTGCAGCCATGGCCATGCTGCGAACAGAGGCAGAACCAAAGTCCTCAGCAGCGGCATCTAAAATCTCCTCAGAGATAACAACCGGGTCCACTTCACCTTCACCGCCAGTAGAAGAGTCCAGAATGGGCTCCTCTACAACAGGCTTAGGCTTCAGAAAAACACGGCTGCGTTGCTGCAGGTCTCCTGAAATTACACTCATTTAATTACCTTACTTAGCCTGGCGAAATTGCACGCCCATTCGTCGCGTTGTACCGCCAACTTTGGAGTGAATTGCAATGTGGAAATAATCACTCTCGGGATGAGTGATAATGATCTCGTATGGCACATCCAGGGAGTTAGGCTGGACCAAAGATTTAGAATCGAAGTAACGCTGAATAACGTCTTTCGCCAAGTCTTGCAGTGCCTTTAAAGTATTACCTTCAGGTGCAAAACGCTGGCTATCGATAGCTGAAGTCATGTCATAAGCCATGGCAGCGATTACCGCGCCGGTAGCTTCAAACTTGAAATCGTCATCTTTAGGGGACATAGATAGGCAATCATTTACATAAATGCCTTGTGCCGTAGTGTTTAGGCGAGCATTGAAAAGCTCGTCGGGTGTTGCCTTGCCTGCGAAATGCAACGGTTTAACACCGCCACGACCAACCCGGCCACGTTCTTTACCTGCAGGTACAAACAACCATCCAGCGACGGAAGCTGCAGAGGTAGGAAGCGCAACACATTTAGCCTTGTTTGCAGTTTGGGCACCTGAAAGGCCCCACAAAGATTGACCGCCATAAACGGCATCATTGGCAAAATAAGGGTAATGATAGGCACGGGATAACCAGCCCACAGGGGCATTGGCAGCTAGCCAAATAATGGCATCGGCTTCGGTTTTATACGGGGGCGCATCGAAACGGAATTCAGCCAGGCGCGCATCACAGATATCTTGAGCTTTCTGCAGAACAGTCGCTTCATAAATACCGGCAGCAAAACCCGCACGCCATGCAAGATCACCAGAATCAAGCAGCTCCCAAGCCGTAACATAATCAGCTGCAACCAGGTCGGTAATAGTACCGCCAGTGCCGCCAATAAAGTTGGACTCAAGAATGCCAAGCTCCAGCAGATTAACCGCGGGATCGACAATACATTCGTATCCGTAGCCGTTGTCAGAAAGAATACTCGGCAGGTATTTAGCCAGGCCTCGATCATCTTTTGCGTCAACTTCAGTACTGGCTGAGATTGTTTTGCCAATTTGCACGTCACTGGTACCAGAGGTATCCATGAACGCCAGGTCAAACGTCTTAGCTGCAGCGTCAACATTTGAAATCAAAACCTTAACGTCTGTAGAAGCGTCGCCATTGGTTGGCCAAATAGTTAACCAGGAACTAGCCGGCTCAGTCGGGTCCGTGCCGAATGCTACAGCCGCAGTAACCACAGCCTCATCGTCGCCATCACTATCAGTGATAAACGAGGTCACTGGGTAACGTGCATCAGCAGGCGCTACACGCACTAGATCAACGTACAAAGAACCGTTTAAGGCGTCGGCTACATGGCGCAATCCTTCGGCATGTTCACCCTCGCGCATGTGCAATGGTTTGCCACAGATAGCCTCGAAGTCATCAGCAGTCACTCGGAACGGGCGACCAACTGGACCACGGGACATAACCGCCACAGCTGCAGACGGAACAGCAGAACCGGAACCGCTTGAAGTAGGCGAGGCAGTCGGTTTAAAAACCGTAATGCCTGGACCTTGGGTTAGTGTTGTATTGAAATCAGACATTATTCCTTAATCTCCTCAACACTCAGGTATTTCTTGGCATCGATATCGTCTGCTAGAAGCGCATACTCGGCCTCAGTCAGATCAACAAAACCACCAGGAGAAATACTGCGGCCAATACCAGTACCCGTTACAGGCTTACGCCCGGTAGAGTTATTGCTCACACGGAAACCCGCCAGCACAGTACCGAACTCAGCAGTTTCAGCCGCTTGAGCCAGGGCAATTTGCTCTTGCTTTTCAGCTGCAGGCTTGCCGGCTGCTTTTTTATCAACTGCCTTTTTTTCAGTCGCTTTAGTCATCTCTTCACCTAATAATGAAACTTGAATCCCCCTCCAGGGAGGGGGCACAGCTGGCGGATTACTGCTCGCCAGTAGTGGTCAAGTTGAAGGTGATTAGAGAAACGAAATCGCGACCCTTGTACGGGTGCATATCGCGCACGGCTAGCTCGTACAAAGTGTTTTCGTTGCGAAGATTTTTGTATGCAACAACGTGTTTCATCGCGATTGCTGGGATAGCGTCGCCAACGATCAAACCTGAATCGCCGTGATCGGTGCCCTTGGCAACCATCATCATCTCCATTTCACCCATTTGCGGCGCGAACTTCACGGTGTAACGACCGAATAAACGACCAACAACGTGTGGCTGTGCGATTTCTACATAGTTAGCAACCATTGTGAATTCGCCGGCAGGAAGGATCTCAAGGAAGTTCTTGATAGCGCGACCAACATAAAGAGACTTACCGCCTGCTTTTTTGTTGTTCTTGATCTGCTCAGAGCTAACCTTGGCTAGGAATGAACGCAGAGTACGCATGTGCTCAACGGTAGAGTCAGCGCCAGATACAGGCGGCTTAAGGCCCCAAGTCCACTGGTCACGGGCAAATTTACGCATTAGGTAAATGTTGCGGCGATCTTTTTCAGCAGCCATGATGTTGGCAGCAGCGGCGATGTTCATTGTGTCTTGGTTAAGACCCAATTCGCGTTGTAACTGCATACGCGCCTGGATAGTAGTAGAGCTCGCCAATACAGCTTCGTGCGGGCGCACAATGTAAGACGTAACCTGGTGATCAACTAAAGGAATAATTTCCTCGTTGTTTTCTACCAAGATATCCGCTTTAACTTCAACCTTAAGGCCACTAGCAACAATGCCGGCGCCACTTAAAGTAACGGTGATATCGCCTGAAACGAAATTTTGAGACAGAGTGATATTGCCGCCGCCATGTGGACGAATAACATCGCCTTGGCCGCCGTCAAGATCGTGAACAAGCAATTCACCATCGATATAAACCATGGTGCGATGTGGTTTAATTTTGTTACCAAAGCTGGCTACAAAAGAGACTGCAGATCCATCGGTGGTACCAGCAAGTTTGATCTGGTCCATAGTGGAATATTGACCGGAGAAAAACTCATCGATCACGTCGCCTGCATTCAGATCACCAAAAGTGCTGCCGGCAACACGTTCAACGCGGAAAATTTCCGACTTGTCGAAGCCTGCAGGAATGTAAGTAACGTCATCACCAGTGATCTGGTTAAGAGTTTGTGGCAACTGTAGAGAAATCATGTGATCACGGAAGGGAATGCCGTCCGTAGAGTTCAACGTGCTATCCAGGATAGGGTTGTTGGTATCCATCACATTGGCAATAGAGTTAGCAACAGAGGCTAGCAATTCCTGAGGAGGCTCAGTGCCGTTATCCAAAACGTAGTTACGGATAGCGTTAGCGCCAATGCGAGCGGCATGCTCACCGTTTTCACCCATCTGTGAAAAGATACCATGGCTAACAGCCTTGGAAATATTGCCTTCAACTTCGGCGCTATCAGTGATCAGGGTGCCATCGTCGTTTTGCTGAGAGTCTAGGACGGTCTCAGAAATGGTACCTGCCAACTCCGCAATTTTCTTTTTGCGTGCGTTGTATTCTTCTTGGCTCATTGTGCGTTTTCTCCGGCTATTATTAACGAATTCGTGTTACCGATCGCTAAATTAACCGAAGCGCAAGCGCTATTTTGTACCGTCGAATGTGTGTTATTTTTGAGCAAAAAAAAGGGGCGAAAAGCCCTCTTAATAAAATACCCAGATAATGATAAAAACCCCTATTTTTATAGAGTTAAACCCTCCCCTAGCCGCTCTTAAGTTTGAATGTGGTGAACTTGCTAGCCAGCTCAGCCAGGGAGGCGGCAATAATAACCGTCACGGTACCCGACACATACAAAGTTGGGTCAGTACCAGGTAACACACTATCCAACGTATCCGGATCTGTTTGAGGCTTAGTCATCCGGGCATACCAATCGCCACTTATAACGGCCTCAGGCTCAGCTATAAAGTTGTAAACTCCATTGCCGGCAAGCGAATCAATGAAATCCTGCAGATCATCGATCTCAGCTTGTACATCCGTTAGTGCGGTATCCAGATCTGCCAGGCTCGACTCGGCCTGCTCTTTTTTCTGCAGGGCCGCGGTAATGCTGCCGCTCATCTCAGCACCCAGCGACGGGAAAATATCCCCCAGGGTCACTGAGGTCCATTGGTTATCCGGAACGGGAATGGCGGCCGGTATGCTTGGGACACTGGCTGGCGGTTTAAGAGCGCTTAATGATGGGACCTTAATGAAGGCCTTAATCTCGCCCACAACTTTAGTGGTGGCGCTGGTAATCGCGTCCTTAGCTTCCTGAGCTTTGTTAATATCCGAGGCCACCGCCAGGTTAACAATCACTGCAGAGTAATCGCCTGGATTGCGAGGGGGCGCGCCGGCCGTATTCAATATTCGAGAACTCCAGGACCCTTGCTCCGGAGGCAGCGTTAAATGATAAATGCCCGAGCTCGCAGCGTCCTCAGTGACAGAATCCACCAGCTTAAGAGCATCGTCAGCCTCGCCAATGGAATCACTAAGGCGCGTCTTTTGCGCAGCCAGGGCAGCAATCTCGCCTTTAAGAGCATCTAGTTTTTTGTTTGTTTCTGCTATCACGCCGGAAAAGGAATCGCTTAGCGTTTTACTACTCCAGCTCATGCGATCGGCTCCGGGAATGGTGTGGGTACCGCAAGTGGTGGCATCGCCTCTATCACGGTCCACACCAGGGACTTAACCACGCTTTCTATATTGGTTATGAATTCCAGGTATAGCGGTTCTTTGGCCACATCACCGATTGACGCTTGAATGGCGCCCTTGAATGCCGATACTTTGGCCGCGGCATCATTCACCACAGACACGGGGGCGCCACCATGGGAGCCATCCCCCACCAGGGCCACAGCTGCCCAGTAATCAGCATAACCTTGGGCCATCGCATCGATACTGGAAGTAGCCGACGTGACAGAGCGCAGAGCGCCTTCCAGCGCACCAACATCACCACCAGTATTAACCGCCCCAATCACCAAACCCTCTTTACCATAAGCGTCATAAGCCGCGGCAAATTCAGCCGGAAAATCTATGTTCCCCAGGTTAGGCAATAACGCCCCTATCTTTGCCGCGCATCCGGCCGGATCTAATGCCATTATTGTGTCCTGTTTTTAATCGAGTAGACGTTACCGCCTAGCAGTACTGCCGCAAAATCCACGGGACCATCAGAGGCCACCATAGGAGACGTGGGCGCGCCTAAATTGCCAATGTGTTTATGGTTTTCAAATATGGTTTTGAACATCTCAAAAAAAGCCGCCAGCATATCGCCTAGCACCATGGGCTCCAGGCCTTCTTTGCCCAGGTCGATCTTGGTACCGTGCACCTCGACCTCTTTTGCCGATTCGATTAGGGTTTTCTCTACCGAGCTCATGAACTGCTCTTTCTCGGAGTGATTAACCACCTGGCCCTCTTCGGTAATTTCAAAAGCGGTACCGGTACCACGATTAGTTACCCGGTATGCCCCGTCGCGCTCCATCTCGACAGTAAGGCCGCCAATGGTAATCACCCTTGCCTGGTTTGGTTCTTTGGCTGCCGGCTTAGGCTGCAGATCCGTTCGTTTGTGCTCAAGCTTTTCATCACCACCAAAAACATCATGTGGGACCAGGGGAATTTCATCAGGCGCAGCGTGCATGGCGCCTTTAATTCTCGGCCGCCTGGTATCAACTTCACCATGGGACATAAACGGGAAATCAACCCACACCCAGTCTTCTATTTGAACTGGCGTAAAATCCCCCTCGTTTAATCTAAACCCAACAGGCAGCAAGTAAGTTGCCCACGGTAATAAATCCGGATCGGCGCCGGCTAATAGCTCAGGGATTTCCACCTGGACCATCAAAAATTTATCGGTACCGCCCACGGCCGTCACTCGAGCGATGTAATCAATGCCACGCTGGACCGCTATTATATTACTCACCAGGAACGCTCTCTTTTAAAGTGATTATGCGCTGGCTGTATTGACTGCCCTTTACATGGTGCGCAACGGTACCCACCAGAACTGAAGTAGGCAGGGATTCATCTATGGGCGCGTCCGAATCACTCGGCCGATGCCATTCTGTGCTTAAGCGATCGCTAGGTTTAAGATCCGGGTTTGGCGCCGCTCGACTGGAGAACTCCAGGTCTTGTAAAAAGGTCCGATTAACCGCGGCTAAACTGGCCTCAGTTACCAGGCCAGTCATTAATGGCCGGCCGGTACCCGACTCCATAAAACCAGTGACCATATCCCAACCCATAGCCCGACGCTGGACCACCTCGCCGGCAACAGCAGAATGACCGTGCACCACCAGCTCAGTAATAGACTCGGGTTTGAGCGCTTTGTTGTGGTAATACGTTGCCACCGGTTCAGCCGCCAGCAGATCATCAAAAGTTTTCAGGTACCAGATCCCCCGGCAATAGAATATCCGGGCGCCATTTTCGGCCGCTAATTTTCTTAGCAGTCGGCTAGGACGCATACCATCAAGTAGGTGATAACCTGGACCCTCAGGGAGCGCAGAAGCCTCTAAGGTTTGAGCCTTTGTGATCGTATTGATCGTGTCCCCGGGAGGTGCTGGCGGATATATAACGCAGCCCTGAGAATGCCGCTTGATTATGGATACAGCCTCAGCAAGGCATTGGAGCCTAAGCGCACCATCACCAACCGCGTTTAGCTTTTCAATGATGAAAGTTTCTTCTAAAAATGTTTTATCGCGATCGCCTGGATCGGCAATAACCAAAGACAAAACCCCGTCATGTTCTTTAAATTTCCCTTTATCCCTGAGAATGCCGCCCATATCGTGAAACGAGATAATTAACTTAGGACCCGACAGGTCCATGCTCTCAATGTAAGTGGCCTCGTTAACCCACTCCGGGGGAATGTTTATCTCATTGTATTTAATGCTTTGTATGAGCGCGTAATTCATCAGTCCACCTGCAAAATATCAAAACCGATTCGGATATCTTCAGGCGCATCAATTATGTGGCCATACAGACACGGAACGTGCACGGTCACATCCGCACGCAAACCAAAAATCTTTTGCTCGGGCATGCTGATATCTGCAGCAAACAAACTCTTAGGATCAATTAAAAACCCTGTGGCCGTATGCTCTTTATCACCGACCATTAATTTCATAGGAATGTGGTGGTGGTTTTCTCTTTTGTTTGCCACATAAAAATGCCAACCCATCATGAGAGTTTCCACCGCCTCGCGATCGGTTGCGATGGCATAGATGGCATAGCTCATTTCTAACCAGGTAACACTAATTTTGGCATGAGAAAGCGCCGCCTCATTGAATGTTTGAAGGCCTTGCACATTAACGGCCTCACTTGGGTCCAGGGTAGTGATTCCCCGGGCACGGCTATAAGCCATAACAGGCAAACGCTTACTGGTACCCTTGGACGCGGAGAGCTCCTTAAGAAATGCAGGCAGGTCGGCAGCCTCGGGCATGCGATACACAAACCCGGATGAATTCCTGCCCTTGAGACCATCTAGGCTTTCGTTTGAGGGGTTACTGATAGCGCGGACAGACTCCAGCACCATCTGCCCCATGCCGTAATCAGCAGAGGCTAGCGATGGGATAGAATTCATGCCGCTATATCGCCAATTATAAGAATATCGACGTAATTAGCGTAAGAGCCGCCAAGGGCAATCTGTGCCGCTGTTGTGGTTGACGGGAATATCGACCAGGTTTCCTGGTTCCCCACATAACTATGGCGATGATTTAGAAAGCACGAATAACCGGTAGAGGCGAACGGGTGCGCAGCAAAATTAATAGTCTGCACGCTATTGTAATTAGACTTAGAATCGTAATATCGCCCAACTAAAACCTGCATCTTGAGGACTGGAAACTTAATTTGTGTCCATAGAAATGATCTATCTGTGGTGGGAATTAGATTGTGACTCTTATCAACAGTTACAATGCCACCCAACATTAAGGCAAGCGTATCAAAGTCTGGCAGGTCAGTAAGCTTCTCAAATAAAGCAGCAGCCATTAGGCCAGGGGCAGTGTCTTTCGCTAATTCAGTACTGGCCACATCCGATGGCAATCCCGCCACCTTGCTAAAATGCGCTTTAGACATTTGGCCGCTTAGAGCTGCGGTAGCCGATCGATTGGGCGCGTAACGAGTATCCAGGTCCGTGTTATTGCGCACCTGGTGAGTACCCGCTCCCTCAGTTAAAATTCGGCGCCATCCTGGATTATAAGTAGATCCATTATCAACCCGGATAAACTGGCTGTTTAATGTGTGATCATCCGCGGCGCTGTTTGTAGTGGGAGTAGTCACGGTCAAAGTATGATTAGCTTTACTGCCATAAACTTCGACCAGGCAGCCGGCTAAATCAACGCTATAACTACCCATATTTAAAGTATCGTTACCGCCATAACTCCAGCTGCCACGGTTCACCCAGTGCCCATTAACAAAAGCACCCATAGAGTCCAATAGCTCAATAAATTCCTCAGTATCTATGGTCCTGCGGGCTGCAGTTTTTCCTGCCTCAATATCGGCTGCAGAAAGCTGCTCAATAAATGCCACGCCATCGATATCACCAGGGCCAGATCCAGCCCAAGGCAATCCAGCCAAAAGGCTAGCCGCTTCTTTTTCAAAATCCCCTTTTTCGGTCGTGCTTTTCCAGTCTGATTTTTTGAATGTCGCAGCATTGGCAGGCATGCCCTTAAGCCATCGATAGCTTTTGTGAGGCGCCGCCTCTACCGTCGTAGCGTTGGTGCCATCCAACAACGTAGCTTCTTGAATTCTCATTAAGACAGCTGAGCCCAGAGAGCCATAACTGAATGTTTTAACGCGGTATCTATCACCCGAGGTGGGCAACTTGCCGGTACTACTCAATACAGCAATAGGGGCCGTTACCGTGTCCGGGTCCGTAGACTCAGGCACTAGCTCATTGCCCCCGGCTGCCAGATCCGCCGCCAGGTCGGAGTCATTAGGATCTATAAGGGAGGCCGGGAAATTATTAGCCGGCATGCCATTAAGGGCGGCCGCTGTTTTGGCTTTTGTAGCAAGTCCGGAGGTGGTCGAACTCTTAGCCGTCTTGGCCTCAGATTCAATGCCCAGGTAACGCTCTTTTAATGGCTGGTTTTTCTCGGCTATCTCGCCTGTTGAACCCATCGCCACATCACCGAATTTTATCAGTGCTTTTTCCGTAGCATATCCGCCAGCTGCAGGGGCGAACGCTTTAACCCAGCCCACTTGGGAATCGTTGTGGCTATCGAACGCCTGGTATTCAACGAAAAATTTACTATCAGCTGAGCCGGTATAATTTAGGTCAATTCGTAGCTCGACCGATCCGCCAGCAGTCACGCCAATACGCAAAGCTTTTGCCGGAAAATCATCACTCACAGAAACTAAATTGATTCGCGCCTTGCCGGTATCACTATGCACGGCCGTAAATTCAAGCGCACCGCCCGTCACGCTCTCCAGGAGAGTAAAACGCCCCATTAGAGCACCTGAGCCATAGGCGATAGTGTAAGTGCTATCCAGGGCGCCATCGGGCAGCCCGAACGATTCGCTAATCTGATTCGTGCCCAGGTCAATTTTTCTGGCAAGGACAATATCACTGGCCTGGATGGAGCCGGCGCCAGAATCGATATTGATTGTCGCCAGTACAACCCGGCCGGTATGCGCAGGAAGCGCCACAAGGCTAGACACAACAGAAATGCTGGTGGTTGTTTGCTCGGACACATCCAGAACATCACTCACCTTGTAAAACACATTTAATACGACGTAGTTGGTGGCGCCCTTGGCGATAGAGAATTTTTTATAAAGTCCCTTGGGCATGCGAGCGGTTAACGCCGGCTTAATCGCTGGTTTAGTCGGGTCGTACACTTCCATCAGTGCGACGTTATCGCCGGCTGAGCCAACTTTAACGGCAAACGCCCCGCCATCGGTATCAACAGACACATCAAAGCCGCGATAAACTCCCTCAGGTAAAATTCCAGCGAACTTACTATTTAAGGACTGGCTGGCGTATTTTTCTTGATAGGCCAGGTCCACGCGCAGATCATCGATTGGTTGCTGCGGCCAATTGCTTACATAAACTTGTGAGGACACTACTTATTCTCCAAAAACAAAACCATTACCAGACACCGGCTCGACCACATCCACGACGGGATCGCCAGTTATCTGCTCTATTTCTTGATCAATTACTTGCTCCAGGGCTTCATTCGTATCTCTGTACGGTATGAGCTGATAGATGGCGCCGCCTTTTGAGTTGCGCCCTATCCCTTGAGATTCCATAACAATAAAAATTTGCTCTTTAACGTCATCACCATCCAATTCAAAAACAGTGACAATGCTTTGCTCGGGTACCTGCTCAGATAGCAGGACCAAAAGTGGCTCATCCATCTCCCCGGAGAGACCCGTGCCCGAGGACAATTGCAGTTTTGCTTTTTGGTCTTGGGTTATTTCCAGCATTTTTATCTGTGCCGGCACGTCAAAATCGACGGCCTGGTCGTTGTAATCCAAGTTGCCCACGCCGGAGTCATCCGGAGATTTTGGCTTGTCATCAAAGATTGCCCGGGAACACAAAACCGGTACCGCACGCGGATGCACGGCCAATAGTTTCTGCATATCCGCTAGCATGCGCTCTGCCATGGCGGTTCTATTTACTGCAATCAATTATTTAATCCCCTTGGCTAGTTCTTTGGCTTTTGCCAGTGTTATGCCGCTCTTCTTAGCAAAGAAACGAATGGCCTGGCTTCTTTGCCCGCCGTACTCTTTGGCACTATCGAGCTCGCGTTTAAGGCCTATTTTTAAAGTGTCATTGCCAGTTTTGCCGCCTGGCTTTGGCTTATTAATTTGTTTTTCTAGCGCTATACGGGCAGACACCTTTTGTTTTTCCAGGGCACGCTCAGCCTTCCGGAGTTGTGCCACCACATCCGCTTTTTGCTTCTTGAGCTCAGCAATGTATTCCAGGTCTTTTTTCTGGCTGGCGGTTTTCTTCTTGTACGTTTTAGCCGCGGCCTGCAGTTTTTTAAGCTGGTCCTGGTATTTGGTTTGATCGATTGCCCGGGGCCGGGCTTTGGAGACTTGCTCCATATCTTTTTTAGTAAGCGCTTTGTGTTTTGTGTCACCCAGGAATCCAGTAGCGCCCGCCTGCTCTGCCATTTTCTTTTCCAAGAACTTAGCCAGGGTCGGAGTTAAAAGGACCTTCAGGGTTTTTAATTGGTGCTTACAACACATGCCCACCAACTTGGGGTTACGGATTTTCGGGAAATCTTTCTCGAATGGTTTTAAAGCGACTTTTGCTGCAGTGGCCACATACCGGAACCAGTATTGATATCGCCCGCAGGTACAATCGATGGACACGCGCCCGCGTAGGGACCGGCGCACGGCATCTTTATAGTCGGCATGACTAATTAGGTTATCGTTCCACTCCTCCAGGCGTACTCGCACACCATAAGAAGCCGGCGCCCCTGGACTGGTACCCGAGGAAGGCACGTTGAAATGCAAGGTGGCGCCATTAATCGCGATCATTGTGGATGATCTAATTTGCGCATTGGATCGCTCGATATCATCCGCCAGCGAGGAGGCTAGCAATTGAACAATGGGCGCGCCTTGGGTCGGGCTCCATGATTTCTGCACCCGCTGTCTGGCATGGCCAAACATCTGGATATCTTCGAGAGTGAACTGGTGGCCCTTTTCATTGGTCCCCCAGGTAACAGCATCGAACGGATCGATCTCACCCTTGAGCAAGGCACGGCGCATTTGCTCCGGGTTTAAGGTCCCGAAAGCAGACTGCCTGGCAATGCGTTGTTTCTTACGCTCAGCTGCTATTGCCTTACTTATTGAGGCTGAGGAAAATTTACCAGCTGCCATTATTGATCCTGGTAAAAGCGGATGCGCTGGCGTAACCAAGCGGCCGGAGGTAATGGGATCTGGGAGCCTATCTCGATGGGTATTTCAGCATTATCAATACCGGCAGCTGCCAGCACGATCTGAGTGGCCTGCTCTGTGCCGTAGTGGCGATACGCGATCAAGTCGGGGCGGTAGGCCTCCTCTTCTAATACCTCGTAACGTGGCCACTCCTCTTGCGGCTCACGGATTTCTTTCACCAGACGCCCACGGGCCAGTGAATCCTCAATATTAAAAGGCGATAAGCGGTGAACGGCCATTAGTCAGACACCAGCGCACTGATATCAACAACATGATCGGTACGCCCCAATAAGCCCTTTAGAGCGCCAGGCGTTGAATACTGGTCCCCGTCCATGCTGCCGTATTCATCCTCCAGGGCGCCGAATAACTCATCGGCAAACCCCTTATCTCTTAACACAATGCCGCCAGCTGCCAGGGTAGTAAGCATTAAGCAGCGCTGGGCACCGGTCAGACTTGCTTCAAGGTCATATTTCGGCCGACCCTTATCGTCATAATCGACGTTAATACCTGCAGAGTTAGGACGCAGCGCGCTTGAGATGGTTTTGCCAGTGAATACCAGGGCGCCTAAAATCGTATAGGTCTCGCCTCCCGATTTCTGGGTAGTCGTGTCCCCCATACTGGCCAGGCCCATGTATTGATCCATGGCTATGTTTTGGTAGGTACGGCCGTCGTGCGGGTCCGGGGCGCCAAGGTCAACAGAGAAGTAATCTGGGAATAGGTTTAGACGATCCTCAATAATGATCGTCATATCGAGCTCGGCAGCTTCGGCCAGCTTCTTTTTTGCCTTTACCTTCCAGTCGCGAAAAATACCGGTAATGGTCCCAATCTTAAGAAATATCAGTTCTTCATTGCGCACCACACCAGTGGCATAGGTGATTTTATCGCCTGAGGTACTGAGTACAAAAATGGGATTGGACATTGGGGCATTGCCAAATAATGAATTAAGGCAATGATAGGGAGGGGAGCCGGTTCAAAGTGAACCGGCGAAAGTGTGTTATTTATTATCGGTTAATGAACCTCGTTTTCTACCGTTGCCGGCGCCACTCCGGTCTCGAATAAAACCTGAATTGCTTGGGCGCTTTCCAGGCTGGTATCAATGCAGATATTCCCATCATTGGGCAATTGGATAGTTAGCCTGGTACGGTTAGGCTCCAGCTCCATGATACTAATCTCTGGCACGCCCTCTCCCAGGTTGATCAAGCACGATCGCAATGTCATGCCGCGCATGTTGAACGCAACATGAGCCACACACCTAACGCCTTCGGCCTCGAACTTGACCACTTCCGGCAGGGGTATTCCTTGATTTTTCTCGCTCATTTTCATTTCCTTTTATTAAACGATTGATCTAACAGCCCCAGTTAGGGGGATTTCAAACAAGACATTATCCGGGCTTTCCACCTGGTTCACGTCCTTAAGAATTAACAGCTTATCGGTAGCCACAGAATAACCGGCTTCCGGGTACTCTTCATATACACCATCCATGAGAGTGGCCAGGCGGGTAGACGCTGATTTAGCTTTAACCGCCAGCCCTTTCGACAATCCTTTATTAACGCCCTTGCCTAGTTCAATGATGGCGCCCTGTAGCTTACGCTCGGACCCGTACTGCCGGCCATTGCCCATGTACGCGATCAAGTCGCCATCGATCTTTAACCAGGCCTCGCGATTGTCCCAGGTCAGGGTATAGGGTCCGGTTTTAAACCGCCCATTCTTACCGGCCGGAGACATTAACCGGAACAACCGCGTGAACTCCCTATCAAAAGCGAGCGTTAGTGGTCGTTCCCTTGACGCTTGATTGACCGTCATTATTTTTATTTTCCATGATTAAATTCAATTATTGCTGGCGGCTGTTATATCCATGTTTCCACTATTACAGGGTCATCACCTGGTTCACGACTTAACCTAACAGGCACAACCCCGAATCTGAGCGCGTCCTCTTTGATCCAGGCAATCACGCCCCCTTTGGTCTCACTATGAGCGGCATCATTGGTAGAGCCTGAAATACCATTCATTACCACAAACCGGCGCGCCACAAACCGACCAGGGAAATCGGCCGGATTAAAATAGATCGTCCACATACTTAAAATTTTGTTCTTAATCACTGCTTTTGTTTCTCTTTAATAATGCTGGGAGCTCACACAATATTTCTTGCCTGCAGAACTCATGGTCATAACCTGTTTGCCAGGGGAATAGACCGGCCCTGTCAGGCCATACAATTTGAAATGCTTGGTAATCATCATTACCCCAGTACAGGCCTGCCTGAGCGGCATGGGTTGCCTTAGCCTCAGCCGTTACCGGCAAGATCCAGGATGGCAGGTCCGATATATCCGTGTCGCGTTTGCCTTCCTGGTATTCATCACCAACAAAACCAATATGATTGATTGCCACATTGATAATATTGCACCGGTTATCATCGCGAAGCCCACTAATGAAAAATTCACAGCCGCCAGCCATCGCACTGGCGCCTATCGAATAAGAGTAAGTGGGTATCGTGCCAACAGGATCGAAAACATTTTGAATGGTAAAACCTGCAGTCTCGATCTGCTTAATCATTCCAGGGTGTAGGTTCATCGGTCGGCCTCGTTTTCAGGTATGCAACCAGGGCAATAATCATTAGTTTCACTGCCGCCCTGGTAACACAGCCAGTCATTATCAACCGCCTCGTCGCGTATCTCTTCGGGAGTCTCGCCAATTTGGGTGCCGTCCGGCGCAACAAATAAACCGCCACAGCCAGAGCACGTTAAATAGAATTGTTCTTGAACTGGCATTACTCATCACCTGAAATTATTTTATCTATCGCCTGGTATTGCTCCAGGGTAAATGTCCTGCCGCCAACTACAGCAAAGGTTTTGCGCATCTTTTCCTTGAGCATCCCATAGGTTTGCTTTTCAATGTATGCCGCTTCATCGACAAGGTATGCCGCCTCATCTCGATACAAGGTCCAGGCGCCATTGCCCCTCTTATGCTCCAGCGTCTCAATAAGAAAAAGGCAATTACTGAAATCATCGCCATCAACTTTAATAGAAAAATTCCGATAGCCAACATGATCAACAGTGCACAGCCCGCTAGTCCTTTTTTTACGCTTGATACCCATGAACCAAAGCGAGTCACCTGGCTTTAATTTTCCATCGTCAACCGACTTACCTATAAGCCCACTTATCGCGTCGGTATTGTAAAATTTTGCATGAAAATCAGATCCGCCCGGCCTTGCTTCCCTGTGCCACTCATAGTAAATATCACCGACACGAAACGAGATAAACTCGACACTATCGATCTGCATTTCTAAATTCATACCATAGGCTTTACGCAAGAACATAGACGCCGCCTTCTGCCCAAGCTTTTGATTTTCTCCCTCTCCTACCGGGAACTCCTTGGCCACTCTATTACCAGGATCAACAGTCACACCAAGCGCATTAACTCGACAATTCAACGATCTACCGGCCACTTGATCGGACCTGGAGGGGCGGGCCTTAACGACATTCATGCAGCCACCAGCCCATTCAATTCAACCAGCCTTTCCATGGTCACACAGGACACACCATGGCGATTGGCCACGACTTTAGTTTGCTTGGCGCTCAATTCAGACTCGCTTATTTCATCCTGCACAAAGAACCTGGCCTCTTCGATGGTATTGCACACACCTGTAGCCAGATAAATAGCGGCATCGCTTTCACTGTCCAGGGGAACATCAATAGAAACATGGTATTGATCAAAGCCATGCTTAGTCATGACGATATCCCAACCCTTAAAAGTGGCCACGGCCGTTCCGAATTCTTCTATTGCTGATTTTTTTAAATCTACTAACGCCATTTTTCTACCTTAACAACCAGCGCAGAGAATATTCCCACTGCGGATTGTTTTTCCTAAATTCAATGTCGCGAATAACTCGGGTCATGTGGTTATCTTTAATCCCGAGGGTTTTAGCTAGTTCGCTCTGTGTAAGGCCTTTTTCTTTAATTAAGACCTTGATATCCCCTGGAGCCATAAACGTCTCTTGCCCGTTTAATAGGTCCAGGGTATCGCCGTCGTTAAGCTGCTTTGCCATTTGACTTAGTTTTTCCAGTTTTAAGGCAAACCTCTTCAGGATTCCCCTTGGCCCACACCTGAACTTTTACCACCTGGCCGCCCTTCTTACGCTGGATAAGATCTTTTTCGATCGCATCCCACTTTCCGGAGTTGCGCATTTCGATAAAAGTAGTGAGTGCAATTTTGATAGCAAAAACGCCATCTTTTAATGTTTGTGTCATCGCTCTGTGCATAATCAAACCTCCGTTAAAAGTGAGATGCACGGCTATAATCACCCTCCAGGGTGAAACTGTCAACTACTTTTCACCCTCCAGGGTGATTTTATCTTGATTAACCATAAGCGACCTTATAAGCTCCTGGGCATACCACAAAAAAAGATAATGATAATGCGCAAAGAAATTTTGCTTTACTCGCTGGTGGCTATACAGGCACGCCTAGGCTCGCTTGAGCACTCTTTAGAGGGGAGATCCGCCAGCGAATTTGAAACACTGCAGCTGGCGAAATTAAAAAAGGCTGAGGAAATACTCATTGCCGATATGAAACAAGCTTAAGCAAACTGGTATATATAATTAAGAACCCAGCCAACTATTACACCTAGCCAGAATTGCGCCTGGCTGGGTTTTCTACGCTCCATTGGGGGCGCTTCCTCTTCAGGTTCATCCTCCTCCAGCTCATCAATGGGCAAGATAAGATCCACCGCCTTTTTACAGGTCCAGTCGCTACAGTTTCCCGTCACGATCGGCTCGGCCAATTCAACCCCCTCCAGGGCCGCCAGGTTTACCCGGTTTAACTTATTACAGTAAGGGCATGCCCACTGCCCACGCTCAGATACTTTTGTCTGCTTCCTAATCACCCGTGATTCCCCTTATAGATTTTTATTAGCTCTTCAGGCATATCCCCTAAGGTCTCCCACTGCCCCTCATCGGTTAAGTAGGTGCCTTCCCTCATATTGATCAAGGTCACAGGGTCCTGCTCCTTTACAATGCTATCCACGATAGCCTGGGGCAAAACCGAGGACCTGAAAAACTCCTGGTCCTCAGTGATAATCAAATAACTCATGAAATTGTTCGCTCCTGTAATCTATCCAAAAACGCAGCAAGAGCGACGTAATTTCTTTTACGCTTGCTTTGTATAATGTCGCAGGTAAAGGTCCCGCTTTTCCCTTCCTCCATGAGCGCCAGGCGATCAGTTGTCCTGCTTAGTCTGTCCGTATCATAGTAAACAGGAAATAAGAAAGCCGGCTTAAGTCTGCCGGCTCCTGCCTTGCGGTTAAAAGTCATTTAGTTAAGCCGCCAGCAAGTCGGATTTAGTATATTTATGGCCGAAGTAATGAACGCCCTGGTAGCTATACCAGGCACGGAATTTCCACATGCCTTTCTCTATACAGATCTGCTGCATAGCTCTATCAAAATCGTTTTTACAGTTGCGGGGGAGTATTCCCATACGCATTAGCTGATAGCCCAGATCATGAAATAAGGACCCGTCCATCCATGTTTTTGTGTGGAAAACCGGACCGCTCGGACCGTCCCACGCATAGCCAGGCTCAATGACCACCAAGATATGGCCAGCATCCAGAACGTATACAGTGAAATACTTATTCGCGATCAGTAAGCCCTCAGGCATGCCGGTCTTAATCTTCAGTGTGCGAACCCGTGTTTCCTCTACCACATAGCCAAAATCACTTAGGCGCCTTTTTTTGTAATACAGAGATGAATCATTAGCCGCCTCGATGTATGGCCGGGGTATATCGAGCGGCGCCTCCCTTAAACTTGCTATTTTAAGCGCTAGCGCCGAGTCATCGTTATTTTTACGTTTGAGCACCGTTATGCCCTCCAGTAATAATCCGCCAGCACGGCGGAAAAGAAATTGCCTTGCGGCAAGATTAAACGCACAAGTGCGTAATTGAAATTAATCTAATTCGGGGGTTTGGAATACGTCCAGGGATTTCCTATGAGCCATCAGCCATTCGGCGCCCATACGATCTTTAATGTGTTTCAGGATGGCCGATAGCGCTGGCGGCTCCACGTCGGGTATTTCATGCTCAATGCCTACCATCGCACCACGGGCCTTGATTGCCTGGTTATACGCCACCCAGTAACCTAAGCGACGTATAGGGAACGCCTTACTATCACGCTCGTTATTCGCATAGTCGGCACGCTGAGCCATAAAGGAATATTGCGCCGCTCGCTTTGCATCCGGTTTGCGGATAAACAGAATTATTCCAGAAAAGCCGGTCACGGTAACATCACGGCCTACCAGGATAGGAGGTAAAGGGATCTGGACACCACCTACCGTCACACCGTTAACATTGTTAGTCCGGGCAACCGCTTTGCAGAGATCCACATAAAAATTAGACAGCGAGGATTCGCGTCTTACTACAGAGTTTGTCATCTTATTTACTCCAGGGCCGTTAATCCCCGTACTACAGTTAAGTGCGCATTCTAGCACTATTAATAAATCAGCCCGCTTTCAATCTACTAGCCGCTATAAACTCATTGGCCGGTATTCCTGCCCCGTGCACATTGGCGGGCAGCTGGGGCCGTATACGCTCAAGCCTAAGTGTGAACTGCCCCCTGCAACCCACGCACTGGAACGTAAGACATATCCGCTTCATACGGACCAATACATTACATTCCTGGCAGTAAGGCCGATAAGTCTCATCGCCTTTAATTCTAGCCGCCAGCTGCTCGCGTAAATCAGGATTATTCACCCTCTACCGCCACACCATAACTATTATCAGGATGCACATAGTTAAAAGGTTTCTCGCAGGCTTCACATTGGCTCTCATGTTTTCCCCCGTCATCAAGAACATGATCTACCGAATTGATATCACCACAATCCGGGCACGCTGCCTCGATCACTGTATAGGACAATACTGTTTTCACTACTTACTCCAGGCCCCGTTAAGGCCGTTTAATGCTCTTGATTAGTCCATGCGTTTGTTGATTAGTCCACGACGCAGGATTTCTAAATTTAATATTTGAAGATCTCAATAATCACAGTTCCCAGCAAAGCCAGTAGTGCGATACCTCCAATCGATAACGGGCCGCCCGAATCCTTCACATATCTAATTGCTGGCGGCTCAGGTGGCTCAGGTATATGGGCCATTATTCCATGCCCTCGGCTGCCATGTTAGCAGCGAGCTCATTAACAGACTTGTTCAAGGCCTCTATATGCTCCTTACCGGTACCTGCATGCTCTGCCATGACCAATGCCGTATGAATACGCACGTTTAGGTCTAAGAGGTGCTGGCGGTACTTAGAGCGGTACTTACTCTCAGCTGAATCCTTCACCATTTTAGCGGTAGCCAGGGTCGCTGCCAATGCAGAGAATATAACCAGGACCCAAACACCCAGCACGGGACCAAAAAACTCAATGATGAGCATTTTTAAGATCCTCTCTAATTTGCTTGGCCAATAGCTCAAGCATTTCAGGAAGCTCAGCCGTGCGCTCAGGGCTTGCCTGGCAACTAAACCCGCTCCCATGTATGCCATCGATCACAACTATCACCGCGCCGGCCGCATTGGTTGCCTCGCGTAACACTGTGCACGCATCGTCGTATTTACCTTTACCTTCAGCCATTAGCTAGTCACCTCAATTGCCCTTCTCTTAAGCAGAAAATCATTAAACGCCATCCGGTTTAATAGATTCGCTTCATAGCACCAGCCCACCACCTCAGATACAACCTTATCGGCCGCGCCCTGGTAGCGGGCTTTAACAAAGTATTCCCCATCATAATAACCAGGTACCAACATACCCAAGTGGGTCATCATAAGAACAGGATCACCCACCGATGGCTTGCCCTGCTCGGGATTTCTAAAGCAACTAAGGTTTAATCCGCACTCTCTTTGTTCCTGAGATATAAGCCTTAGCTTTCGGGCTTGCTCCCTAATTCTTGAGGAGAAATACAGCGATATAAATACCATGATAAGGACCAAAATATTCACTGCCAGGCTAGCCCATTGGTTAAATTCTAATTCCATTACTTATCACGCCTTAAACCATTCGCAGTTAAATAGGTTTCCAGATCCGCCAGCTGCTCATCGGTACCCACAAGAAAACCCGCCTTATCATAGCCAGCTACCCTGGATACAAACTCCAGCAACGGACCGCTCTTGCAAAGTGCCCCCGGTACCTGCTCACTCATACCCAACAGGAAGTAAGCAAACGCACCGACCTCCTGAGGGCCTATGAACGCAAGCACGCCATTAATACTTAGATAACGGCAGTCAGCATCGCTGGCGGATGCCCTAAGGCTAAACAAAAGCTCCAGGGCAATAGTAAGCGGCTCGCCCACCTGGCCATTAGAATCAGAAATCGTTTTACCTGCCTTATAGGATTTTTCGGCAAACATGATCACGCTTAATGCGTGCATGATATCCGGCAGGCTTGTGTCTGCCAGGTGCGGCCAGCCCTTAAACTTATCGTGCATTACAACCGCCAGCACATCACTAAAACCACCGGGGCTCAGGTCATCATAGCGCGTGAAAAAACCCTTATTTTCTAGGGTATTTCTGATTTTAGTGGCCATATCCAATGGTGTAGCCTCACTCATTTTTAGATCTCTCAATTCGTATGTGGTTAATGCGCAAACCCATCAAGGCAGCACCAAAAATAAACAAAGCAACACAGCCCATAACCTCGAACCATTCACATTCACCCCATCGGATAGACCCGGCCCATACAGCCAGCCCCATCAACATCACCGCGCAAATAAGGTCCTGCCTAATAGCACTATTCAATTTCTGCTTTCTCCAATCTCGCCAGCTCTCTAATCTGCATTTCTTTTTGTACGCGGCGCATTGCGATTTCTTCATCAGTAAACAGGGCGCCAAGGATCTCGCCGCCATCTATATGGCCTTTACCGTAGGCCTCGAATATTGAAAGGTCGATCGATAACGTGCCTATACGGTACCCGGCGTAAACGCAGAAAAGGAGAAATACACCTATGGCCAGTTGAACCACAAGATCGGCTGTAACCCCAAGCCCGGCATCGATACTGGCCATCATAAGCGCGCCATTCCAGCCTATCTGCCCCCCAGCCAGAAACAAGCTAACGATCATTAGCGAGCAAGAGTTCCACAGAGAAAATTTAACTTTATTCATTACTCCTCCCTTGGCGGATGATTAAATATAGGAACGTCGGATATCTCAGGTCCCTTCCAGGGCTCACTAGCAGCGTAATCAATCTTATCCGCTACTTTGACCAAGGCAGTAAGTCGCGCAGTGTGCACCTCATCATTGTCAGTATCTTCAGAATAAAACATGAGCATAACCTCTTTTCTAATCTGCTTAAGCTCATCAAGCCGCTTTGCCTGGTACTGATCAGCAAGCATGGCGCTATTGCGATTAACAACCCATACCGACACAACAGCAACGACTACCCATGCAATCATCTGCACTATAAATTGCGCTTCCATAACCTAACTCCCAACCTTTTTAACTGCAGAAACTATTAATTTATTCACCAACTCAAAAGCTTCTTTATGAATTGGTTCCCTGGCATTCCACAGCAAAGCCGCCAGCTCTGGTGGCTGCTCTTCGTGATATTCAAATAAATCTACCATTGGCCTACATCCACTCCGATCACGTTATCCATATAGGCTTCTTCGACTTTTTCCTGGGTAATACCTATGTATTCCAGGGTTTCCGAAGGTGCACTATGATTAAAAAGTTTTTGCAGGGTATGAATATCAATCCCGCCATTATATGCGTTATACCCGAAGGTCTTACGCATGCTGTGAGTCGAGAAACGATAAGGAAGGTCCAGGCGCTCCCGCACTTCCCTAAATAATTTGCCCACATAAGAGGCACTAATAGGACCCTTCTTAGCGGCCGTTAAGTTACTCACTCCCTCAAACAAAAAAACCGCTTCCGGGTTTAAATTTTTCAGGCGATCAAGGGCCTCCATGGCCCCGGTGTTAAGTACCAGGCGCTTATGCTTTTTGGTTTTGATTTCTTTTATTTCAACGTAACCAATGCGCTTGCCTTTTACTTCGACCTCTCGGATATCGCCAAACGTAAGCCTTAATAAGTCACTGATTCTTAACGCGCAATTACAGCCGATCAAGAACAGCTCAGCATCCCTAAACCGCCCCATACCTCGAAGCTTGTTATAGATCATCTTGAGGTCAATAAGATCTTTAACGGGGGAGGCTTTACCTCCTCGCTGCCGGACGGTATCGGTCATCCTAATCACCTTTTTCGTTATTGTTTTGTGCGATGGAATTCATTAATTGCTGGCGGTTATCACCTGCAGCTGGGACCTGGTTATATTTACCCATGGCGTGATCCATCATGACGCCGGCAAACATTCTAATGACAAACTTTTGCAGGGCTTCACGATTTTCTGGAGTGTCATTATCAGGCTCATAATCAAACGCATTAGCCTCAAATAGATCCTGCAGCTCAATTAAGGACTTATCCAACGGGAATCCGTCGAAACACTCCTCAAGAACCTCTTCAATCCACGCCACATAACCAGGCATGGCCATCACTTCAAACGCTTCCTGGCGTGAATTCTCACACTCGCTTTTAAACGCGGCAAACCAATCTGAAGTGGAAATTTTTAGTAGTTCGATTTTAATAATATTCACAATAAACCCTATTTTTATAGACTAAAACGCATTACCGGAAGCGGCTATTTACTTGTAATTGGCCTTGGCCACTTCAGTTAATAGGTCGAGATAATCGCGAGTCAGAGTGTCGCATTCAATCTGGGCAGCGATCACAGCTTTAAAGGATTTTTGCATCTTGGCTTTATTGTTGCCCTCGAAAAAACCGCAACTGGAAATAGAGAAGGCGTACTTAGCGTATTTGGAGCCGGAGTTTTTGTAGCGCTTAACTGTAGCGAATACAACCGAGTGGCCTGCATGGTTCTTGGCCAATTTCATAGCCGAGGAAGCTTGAGTGTTTATTGATCTGTTCATTTTTGCGTCATCTTATAAGTTTTCATAATCCGGCCCCGTTAATGGCGTTTTATGAAAAATGAGTGATATGGAACAAAAGGAATCCTACTCCTTAAATGCCAGCTTTACAAGGGTTTTAAGGACTAGGAGGTTAGAACGGGTATGATTTCCAGTAAACATGGGGCCTCCCTAGTCCTTAAAAGACGGGAGTATGAACCAGATCTGCATTAGCTTGAAATCTGTAATAACGGCAGGGAATATACCCGCGCATTTCTCCCAGCGCACGAATAGATCAATAATTAATCAGAGGTAGTAAATCGACCAAAAGAGGACGATATGCGCCAAAACCAGAACATTTACTCAATGTAGGTTTATACCTTATTACCATGTAAGAGATATCTTACAAAACATTGACTGCCCGGTTAACTTACAAGCAGTCAACACATGCGATGTAAATATATGTAACTGGCGCCACCTAATATGAAAGTACCAGCCAAAAAGCGTCAATATATTGACACTGGCCTGTTGTAAATGGATTTAACTGTTTCAATTGGCATTGCGTATTGACTGACCAATAAACAACCAAAATCCACGCAATGAGAATCAGTTCACTCTTTTTATGGAATTGTTACAAAAAAAGAACATTTAGCAGGGTAAAGGCACATTAAGACTATTGATAAACAGCGCTTTGCCACATAGAATAAATAACACATCTAAAGGTGTTCTTTTTATAACTTAAGGTTATAAGGGGGAAAACTGATAGATAGACACAAAAAAAGGCGACCATAGATCGTGAAATCTATTAGCCGCCTTTCCTGAGGGATGAGCGTTACTGATTACCAACCAGTAACACCAACCGGAGGGGATTCGCTAGAAACAAGAGATATGCCGTCTCGAGTTTATTTGAATCGACCTATATAGCCCTATGCAAAAGAACTAAATCTCAGCAATCAAACAGAAAACCAGTAATGCCTAAATGCTGAGGGCCTGTAATCTACTAGCAATCATTGGCTATTACTAGCCAGATTGTCCTGTTATTGCCGTTTTTTCGTCAAAATCCCACCGTAAATGAAAAAAACCTTACATTTTACGCAAGCGCTTTCATTTGCTGACCAACTGGTCAGTATTTAACCGTATCCACTTAACGCACACAATCTAGTTGTGCAATGCCCTTAATAGTCAAAACGATCTTACAGGTTGGCATACTCACCATAGTCACCAAACGCTCCTCCAGAATCCGCCAGCAACTCTTGCGATATCTCAGTGTCACCTACCGGGATAAAGTCGCACATCCATAAGAAAGCGTAAGTGTCGAATATATCAGGCGACTTGATACCCTTCTTTGCCATCTCTGGTTTGGGCATCATTTGTAGCTGCAGGCCATCGCCATTATCCACATACTTAAACGGCAGATTAATAAACTGGTTAGTTAGTTTGGTCACTTGCTGGCGGGTCCCATGGAAAAGCTGGATATTGCCATGCCTTAGGGCGTCTCTAACCATGCAGGAGGCGTAAGCACGTTTATTAAAGTACTTGGCTCGACCACTCTTAGCATGGACCTTGGCGCCCCAGCTGATCGGCACCACGTTAGGAATATTATGGCGCTCGAGTTCAATGATCATCTCGCCACCCATGGCGCCCTTATCCACTCCCACCGTCACATTCTGGTAGTTGGGAATGTACTCCTCTACCAGTATCCTGGCGAAATCTACCGCCCCCACATCGCCGGCCATTTCCTTAGTCAGGACGGTCTGGACTATCCGGGTCTCACCGTATCCGGATACCCTGGCAATGGTGAGCACACAACTATCCCGGTGATTACCACCCGCCACATCGCACGCGAATATGTACCCCCAGTCTTCCTCATGATCTACCTTGGCTTTGAGCCCGGCCTCTACCAGGGACCTCGATATCAGGTTGCCATCTTGATCATCGGCAAACTCGCCCCTAACCCTAATCTTGTATTCAACAGAATCCCGGCCGCCAAACTCCAGATACTTACCGGTTATAAATGAGTTAGTCACGTTGGGGCTGTCTTCAGAATTCATGACAAAAGTTTGATAGGTACCATCCGCCCGCTTGCCGGTACCCGTATGTGCCAGGTCATGATGGCTACGATAAAATAAGCCTTCATTCCTGGTGGGCTGGCTAAGCAATAGCAGCCGGTTATCGTACTCTGTGAGCGTGCCGGTTATCTTGTCAAAGGCAGCATCACCAAGGCCACTCGCCTCATCGACGATATACATCATGTGTGCCGCGTGTTCACCCGCCAGCGCTTCCTCTTGCCCTACCCGATAACCCTTGATCGCTACCGACCACTCCAGCTTGGCCTCATTACAATAAAAGGACGTATCTGTCAGGGTGAAATAATCCCCTAACCAGGGGAAACGAATGAGCGCCAATTTCCAATATTTAGAGAGGTTTTTGAATACGCCTATGACCACCTGCTGAACTTTGTTGGCAGTAATACAGACGCGAGAGTCTATGTACGAGGTTATGAAATTTAGAATTAAGACGGCGGTTATCGATGACTTACCGGTCCCGGTACCCGAGCGCACAGATACCCGGTTCCCCTGGATATCCATAGCCCCTAGCAATTCCTTTTGCTGCCAGGAGGGCACCACCATGCAAACCTCTTCAGCAAACAAAGCTGAGCGGTCACGATAGCGCACCACAAAATCATGCCACCTGGGGTCCTTTCTTATGGATACTCGGGCTGCCATTAATTGGCGTCCTCTTCATCCGTGCCGATATCCTCGCCCCGCATCATTTGCTCAATGATCTCAGCACGGCCGGCCATGTTTTTCTCAGAGCGGGCCGTATCCTTGGTCCTGGCCTCAGCTACCAATCTATCCAGCTCCTCCTCATTGGCCCCTTCACCGTCTCCGGCGCCACCTGCATTATCGATCTCAGAGCGCATGGCTATCTCAATAATTTTGGGCACATCCACACCCACGCGAGCCAGGCTAAGCGCAACTTCTTTGGCAGTTATGTTCCCCGCCTCATACTCAAGTAAATAATGGTCCGTAAACTCCAGGACCTCAGCACGCGGTATGTGGCCATCAGATTGGTGCTGCTGGCGGATTAGGTTTAACAGCCTGGCCATCAAGCGATTGGCTATCTCTGTGTAGTCCCGCACGACGTACTTGCGAATATCCTTAAGGCCTTCCCCACTTATGCCGTCCTCATGACTATCAAGCTCTCGTATGCGATCCGCCAGGGGAGTGGACACACTGACCGTTTCCGTTACCGGCTTGCCATCGGCATCGAACGAGTGGCGCTCTACCGATGACTCCTCAAAACCAAACCGCCCCTTGGGTCCATCCATTAGATCCCGTTGCATAGCCGCCAGCTCATAAGCGCGTTTAAGCTCTATCCTGGTCATGGCTATTTCAGGGGTAAGGTCCAGGCCTCCCGCCTCCGGGTTATCAAATAAATCCTGTTCATCGTCATCTAAATACTGTGAATAAATGCCGTGAATTGTGGCGTTTTTATTGCCCGATAATGGACCCGCTAAACCACCATGAACTCGGCACCGACCCTCTCCAAAATGAGAGGTTCCCCAGCCTGCCTGTTTACGGCATCTGGCCCCCAATCGGTTGCGAGCTCCACAGTGAATATCCGGATCATACTCAATGACTTCCCGGGCGCTTTTTTCGCACTTCTCGGGCTCATTCTCGGGAATAGCTCCATGGGATCGTTTCGGAGAGCCTGCTTTTTCGCACTTCTCGATAGCTTTAGACTGCGACTTTTGATCTTTAGTGACAGTCTTAGTACCAGGCTTAGAGGCTATACCTGGTGTAGCTTTCGAGGTTTTACCAGTGTTCTTAGTTGGCTGTGTATTCGCACTATTCGCACTATTATTTTGAGCTTTTTTAGAATTCGCACTTTTAGCAGTAGATTTAGTGGTGGTTTTCGCACTCTTTTTCGCACTCTTTTTAGGTTTCTTAACCTTAAAGTTTGCCTCAATTAATACCTTTGCACGCTTAAGGGTAATATGGCGTTTAGCACTCCCCCACGCGCCCTCCTCAAGCTTGGAATCGACCCATTCTTGCGGCTTAATTTTTGTACTCTCATGGGCCTTAGCAAAATCATGTAAAAGCTTGGCCCAATCCTCGGCATTACGTCTCGCCATTCAATCAGCCCTTATTTAATTTTTTATAAACTTCTAACTGGGCAGCAACACGATCATGTTCTTTGTCTAACGCCCTATACTGGTTTTGCCATTCATTGATAACGGTCTTAAATACTTTCTCCTGGGCTTCATACTTGGCTATACGCTCGGTTAACTTCCTAACCTCAAGGTCCAGGGAGTCCCGTTGTTTCCTTAGGCGATCAACAATGTCGTTGAATTTCTCTTTTTGATTGCTCATCTCCTTAAGCAAGGCGGTTTCCGAGGCTTCTAGCGCATCCTGGAACTGTGCCTTGTTACGATCGATCGAGATCTGCATATTGCTAATTAAACGGGTTTGGATATCGAAGGCATCGGATGTGGCCCTGTTTGAGGTCTCTGCCATCCTCCCCCTGTAATCAAACAAACCCATCACGAACTTACCGGCGAATATCAACAAGGCAGTGATAACAACACCCACCAGCGTCTCCACTGGATTATTCGCTGCCATGTTAGTCAGGCTTATGACCTGGGCTTTGTGCTGGGTAACTTGATTGGCGAGGCCTTGAGAGATCTCTACTGATTCAACGGGCAATGGCGGCATGAGTGCGCTCCACATATTCGAGAGCGATAGCCTTATCGGCATTGCAATCATCCAAGGCGCCTTCCAGCTCCAAGGTGTAAATTAAATGAGTCTGGTTTGGGACCAGGGCGGTACCGGAGTCGGTTTCAAGTACTCCAGGGGCGGATCGATCGGCACATACTTTGTCACCGGTTTGCATACCTTGTTTACCGAGCAAGCACTCAGCAGCACTAGGCAAAGTATTGCTATACCATTTTTCATCATGATTACCTTTTGCAGATTGCAGCTTCTTGGTTAGTTCGGATTCCCGGGCTTTACTATCTGCAGCGCTCTTACTGGATAGGTCCCGTTCGATTTCAATTTGTGCCTGGTAGGATTCGACACTGGCCTGCAGGTCTTCATTGGCAAGCACTAGGCCGGCGTTATCAGATACATGGCCGGCGATCGTTTGCTGTTGGCTCTCAAACAGCGAGTACAGGCCGTAAGCCATACCCGCCAGCATAAGAACCAGGACTAATACAAAACGGATCATTAGCCCTGCCCCTTCAACAACAGGTAAAAGCCACTAATGCCCTTAACGTAGTTAATGGTTTCAACACTATGAAAACCGGTTATCTCAGGGAGGCATTTGATAATGCAGGCATACAGTGAGGGCATACCGCACTGCTTTTGAGCCTTAAGGAGGTTGCCGGCTCCAGCGTTGTAAGATGCAAGGCCTAGGGCTTTACGATCGCTGGCGGGTCTTGGGCTGGTCCAGAAAGACTCCCGGCCGGCCTGGTAGAATGCCGCAGCCATGATGTTGGCGGTCGGGTCGAATGGATCTATATGGCAGATAAGTAACGGCTGACAGATATCGGCCCACGTTGCCGGCATGATCTGGCCTAAGCCCCGGGCCCCAACAGGCGATACAGCACCAGGTTTAAGCCGGCTTTCCTGTATCAATTGTGCCTTTAACCAATCGCAGTCCTGGCCAATAAGAAAACGGCGCGACTGCTTACAGATCTCAGCATCATATTTGTCTGTGTATCCGCCAGCACTGGCCTTGATCGATATCGCCAGGCTTAGCATCATGGCCAGGAGAATGGCCAGCACAAACCAAGCGACGGTATCAGACTTGATCCTCATGCCTATCCCCTATGACGAACTGAGCAGGAAGGCAGCAAATATCAAGATCGCCGGATAGCGTATGCAGTAGTAATACCCCAGCACTCGCATTGGCTGGTAATGGCTTTGGTCGTTAGCCTTGGCCTTTGTGATTACGATTTCACGCCAGGCGTTAAACCCACCATCCGATCGCTTATCCATCCAGCTCAATAGGAAGTGGATACCCATAGAGGCCACCAGGAACAAGGTGAGCTTAATCAGCATTGAGATAAGCGCGGTCGAAGTCATAAGCTCAAGATTAAGCATGGTCAGCACTCCCCAATACATCCGCATAGGCAGCGATGGCGGGCTCTGCTTTGTAGTAGCAAGGGGATTTCAGGACCTTGCCTTTCTTATAGAATTTTTGGCCGATCGTTTGATCTTTAGCAGAGATGAATACAATTAAACCGCTATTGGCCTGGACCTGTTCAGTCTTAATGCCACGCCCGGAGAAATGAACAAGGGCTTGCTCCACTTCCGCCGCACTGGCGCAAAATTTAGAGTCATTGGAATCACAAACCAGGTCCATCACCACATCAGGATCAAACCCTAGACGGCGCATGGCCTCAGCTGAGGTAAAAATAAGATCCGCCAGCTCTTTTACTGCAGCAACAGTATCAACACGCAAGGCGTCGGTTTCAGTTGTGGTCTCCACAAACTCTTCAGATACAAAGGCCATTTGAGTGGCTAAGGCCGCAAGATCAGGGGTGCCAAGGGGTTTGTGGCTGTTTCCCGCGTCCTCATTCCATTGAACCGCTCTAGCTAAAGTAGATGGTGCGTGCGCTTGGTTGGTGTGCATTCAGTGCCCTTAGAATCTTGTAATTATTACAATGTTAGGTAACATTGGCCCCGTTCGCGCCTCAGCGAACTACAAGCCGCACGCTATCACAGATCGTTTTCGCAAAAACAACAGGCGAATGTGTGTTATTACTGAGGCATGCACAAGGTGCACATAATTACTGAATTGCAGGCATGAAAAAGGCCGCACTAAGCGACCTTTTTTAATGAAATACTGTAACTGTCTCCCCCTGGGTTAACGGCCCTAGGGAGAATCAAGTGTGAACTGGAGCGCGATAATCGATGACTAGAACCGCAAGAGAACAAACATGACCCATAACCGAATGTTACGGCAGCCCAGCAATGGTACCCAGCATGGTCCACAAGATCAAACCCGCCACATCAATAACGCATATCTAATTGCCTACATGGCAAAGTTAAACTTCACTGCTGAGCGCATGGCCGATATCGCGATGTGTTCCCAAAGCTCAATAGAAGGCTATCGATCGAGTCCAGGCACTAGCCGGTACCAGGTACTAAAAAATAAGAACCTGGTCTTTATCGATACCATGATCATAGCTGGCAGATTCGCTACCAAAGAACGCCTGGCAGAAATTAAGGCCGGCGCATGAATGACCACGCCAGCATCGATATCATAGGCCTCACAATGGGGGGCGACGCTATGATCATGATCACGGACTTAGGCCTAGATGATCATCTAACCGCCATGGATGATATAGAAAATATTATCCCTCAAGCGATCGACGGTTTACCCGATGGCCTGCCTGGCGTGATTTTGATCGCTGTAAAAACCAGCCTTGGCATCTGGCACGGCATTAGGACTGACAAAAATTATGACTTCCTGGGCTTTGTGGACCTGCTAGCTCAGCCACCAGGCGGCTTATCCAATCACCAGCTTGGCCACTTCCTATTTTCACAGCAAAAAATGCTTGAGATTGCATGCCGGGCAAACGAGGAAAACTCAGACATAAGCCCGGATCGAGTACTTCACTAACATGTACGAATCCACAACCTCTCAAGTCAGGAAAGAAAAGGTAAAGAAAATCTGCCTTATGGAACCTGAGGAAATTGAGGAGACGGTGGCATACAGATTGGGAATAGTCAGATCCGCCCAAGGTGGCAAGCTCCATCCCCGTCCTGAGCGTATGACCAAATTCATGTTTAGCCTTTTTAGGTGCGGCTATCTCGATGAAGAAATGGCCAAAAACGAGATTAAACAGCGCAGAAAATCGCGCCACTAGGTAATAACCATGAGTCAATCGGATCGACAAAAAGCCCTGGATCGACAGGCGGCCCTGAAGGTCATTAAAAAACCCATCAAGTGCACTGAGGATATCGTGTCGATCGCCAAGCGAGAGGGCGCCTTTGTGGTCCTGAAGAAAGAGCGGCAGCTAGTGGAATGGGCCATGAAAGCAGTCAAGCGAGGCGTGCTCAAACAGATTGCCCATCGTAGTTATGGGGACCATATACGTTTTGAGCCCGAATTCACCACCACCGATACAGGGGGTAAAAATTATGCCTGGTATTAATCCCCTAGCGATCGGCCTAAGCGACGATGAGATTTTTATCCTGGGCAGGCCTAATTATTCCTGTGCGAGGATCGCGCAGATACTTATCGCCGCCGATATGTACAAAAACAAAGAGCGCCGGGCAGAATACGAGCAAGCTGTATTTATTCACTGGTCACAAAAGCTATTGAAAAAGCACGGTAAGAATTGGCGCAAAGAGGCATCGATAATTATAGAGCAGTGCGAAAACAGAATTGAAGCCAAGCGCCAGGTGGCAGAAAAGAAATCGCTCCAGGCAGAAAAAAGCCCGGCACCAGGCCAGGCTAACCAAACTCACTAAACCGGCTGCAATTCCCGGGGGAGCTCCGACAGGGGTACTCCCCTATTGTATTCATCACCAGGGGAATACTGTTCCGCCCATAGTGGACCCTTCCTAACAATAAAATCCTCGGGCTCATTCATAAGCGCGTCAAACACGTTATAAGCCCCTTTAGCCTCGGCAAGGGTACCAAAGCAATAGCGATAGCTGTAACCGCCCTTGGTGATCCCCACAATAAGCCCTATCGTATAGGCAAAGCGGTATAAGCAGCATAAATGGCCATCCACCACCTTAAAATCGTAATACCCCCACTTAGAGTGGAACTCCAGCTCTTCAGCTGGTACGTCTTCAATCCCCTGGTACATCAGCTTTAAACCCGTTGTAAGTTTTGGATTTCTCTATGCAGCCGGCATTGTCATTACAATAGCGCACGTTTTCTAAAAGCATGCCTACAGGCAATCCATTCTCAGCACTGCGATCATGAGTGACCACACCGATTTTATTGTCTGGTCGAGTGACCCCGCAGAGATGGCACGTCCAGGTCATAGTGCTAGGATCAAACATCGCTAATACCCAGCCCCCAAAATAAGAACTGAAACGCGACACCGGTACCCAAAATGGCACAGATCCAGAATACCGGGTTAAACAGAAAACTATCGGCACGCTTCAAATTGAGATCGCGCACCACCTCTATCACTGCCATGTGTTCATCCCACAGGATTTCAATCTCTTCAGCAGTGGCACCCTCGGGTATTTTTGGTGCTGGCGGGTATTTTTTCATTCTTCGATCTCATGTGGTGATACCAAAAAACCGCAATAAAGCGGTTTAGTGTTTTACATTAACGGTATGCGTTAGCCTTGAAAGTCTTGAATATAGGACCGGTACCACTTGCGACAAATAGCCTCAAAGTCGGCTTGAATGTCACCAGCATAAGATAACGTGCTGCCCATAGTTCCGCCGCCGCTGCATATTTGCTTGCCTAGCGTGCCTGGAGCGCCGTTTAGATCGGCGTATATATATTCGCTTCCAGGGCGGGAAAACGTGATTTTCTTATCAAGTTTTTTGCTGGAAATAATTAGATCATCCATGTTACTAATCCTCTTTAGGTTTGTTTTGGTACCTGGTTTTTATCACAACTGGCGTCAATACGACCGCAAAGCCCCCTCCACGAAATACCCTCTCAAGCGTATCGGATTGGGGAGCGTATGCCCTGCCACTTTCAGCCGGCGTAAGATCTTTTATACGGGCAATTGTGGTAGCAGACAACCCGGTCATATCGGACAACTGGGTATCTTTAGCATCCATATTATTCAACATATCGGAGGCGATCTCCTTAAATCCTCGGGTCGAATTTCCGCCAGCGTTAAGATTCATTTTCTTGTTAAACGCAGCTGTAAAAGGATTACTTGCCATTTTTTAGCTCCTCTTCTTGCGCGTCCAGCTGGGCAAGGTAAACCCCTATAGTCGTGTGAACATTCCGCAGGACTTGAATGTGTTCCGCGCCGGCTTTCATGATTGACGATATCACTTCGACTGCCATCGCATTCTGAGTGGTCATCTTAATTGCGGGCGCTTTAGTAGTGGCCGGCAATGAACTAGCCAATGACGCTTCGATTTCTGGCACGGTCTCGACAGTATCACGGTGACTATTGAGCCATTTTTTACCGCTGGCGGTTAGCGCGTAAACAAAACCGTCATGACCTTTCACCTTTTTTTTGCTCGCATGTTTTGCGCCAAACAATCGATACAGTAATGCAGAGGTAGGAATACCCTTGGCGGTAAAACCAGATTTTTCGCGCAATTCAGGGGAGGTGCACGGGCCGTGCTGTTCTAATAATGCTGCCATCGATACTAATTTCATTTTGTTTTGTCTTTTCTAATAAGTTGTTAATTGAAAATTGAAAATTGCTAAGCTTCGGCTTGGGCTGCAGCCTTTAGTGCTACAGCACCCGCCAGCATGCAATCAAACTTTGGGCGATCATCTATAAACCAATCGTGTAGCGTTCTAACCCTCACTGTTGAAATCTCAGCCATCTCAGCCAGGCTTTTAAGCCCAGCCTCCTTAGCAATATCAGCTGGACCCTTTTGTCCACTATTCGCCATTATTCGATTCCTTCAATAACGTCATAAATTTAGATTCCACATACTCAATGTACCCGTCATCCTCAGTTGAACTAATCGGCAACTTAAGAGCAGTAACCAGATCAAAAATAAATACCACTTGCTCATCGTGAGCTTTCCAGGCCTGGGCATTGGCCAAGGTAAGTATGGGCTGCAGGGATGCCAAGATTTTCTCTAAGCTGGATTCCACAAATTCAACCAGGGCCGTAGCACTATCCGCGTTATCCAAAGAGCACGGCACGTTTTGACCCGTGATTAGATTGACGGCAAAAACGAATTTCTCATCGTCTTTTTCGTATTCCCAAGCATTGGCCATTGTCAGTGCGGGCTGTATTTGGTTTTTATAGGTCATGGTAAAACTCCTTTTAGTGGGGCCGGAGCCCCTGGTGACAGGTTACTTGCGTTTGGCAGCTATAGATTGGCATCGCTTGCAGTAACCATCACCGCCTTGGGGTTCTATGTCGGCCCCCGTCTCCTTGAAGCTTGGCAATGAAACGCCGCACAGAGTTACCTCATCACAATCGTATTCCATGATATGCGACTTAGAAAAATTGATTGGGCGACTGTTTTCATCAAAGAAATTCCAGCCAACGCTACAAAAATCAGGCTTATCAATTTTTTCAACTTCGGGCGCAGAGTCGAAAACAGGATCATTAGTCACCTTCATTTCTTCTAAAAGCCACCCAGGCAGGTTAGGCGTCTGTTCATTGGGAGTAATACTGATAACGGTCTTGTCATCGTTTTCCAAGTAGCCAGTTAATTGGCCCTGGTCTAAAACCGTTGCTGTGTAAGTGTGGTCAGTGTACTTAATATCCACATACAAATTAGGCGTGCTATTCATCGTTTTTGCTCCATTAGTGCCAGGGCCGTTAACCCTGTCCATGGATCTAAATATACGCGGTATTTGCATATTTACAAGCTTTTCATGATATTTATGTGCATATGCTGCACACACACACTTTAGCCAGGCACAAAAAAGGGCCTCCAAAGAGACCCTATAAAAAATAGAAGGTATAAAAAATAGAGGGTATAACCGACAAGCCCTCCCCTTCACAATTTGGGCAGCCGTACCGGTCCCCCTCGTTATCATGCTCGTAGTCACAGAATGGGCAGATCATCGCCTGGATACCTTCCAGATATCGCCCTGGAGCTCATCAATCGTCATCATGAGCTCATGCTTTTTATCCCACAATTTGTTGCCCATCTGCTCTTTAAGCAAAGCCATTAGCTTTTTCTCTTCAACTGCAAGCGGGCCAATGACCTCAGATAATTTCTCGTAGTCATCTTTATGAGCATCCCGGGCTTCCAGGGCTTTTTTGTGAAGCTCACCAATTTCGGCAGCCGGCGATCGCGCTATCTTTTCTTCTAAAACCGCCAGCTTTTTTTTAAGCCTGGCGATCTCTTTATTAATCAGATCTAACGTGGCGCTCATTGGCCGCTCACGACGCTAACCCCATCGACAACCTGGTTCCAGTACAGCTGCCTATATAAATTTTCGGCGGTAATGGCAACTTCATCCTCGCCATATTCAAGCACCATATCGCCATAATGAACCTCAAAAACAAGAGGCATGGCATGGCCAATAATGCTAACCACTTTCCCTTGTTTTACATTGGGCTTAAATACGATCGAGGCAGAATAAAAAGCAGCCTCATGCTGTAGCATCTCACCACGCTCAAGCGTGAAATTAGCAGCGTCGCCACCAAGTGCATTATTTATGGCAACCATCAGCAACTCGTCGTATTGCTCCGGAGTGCGATTGGCTAGCTCTTCATCAACTGGGAATTCAGACATTAATTAATACCTCGCTTTCATTGCGGCGATTGAAATATGCAAACACCTCACTGGCATCAATAACCAGAGTGGCAATTCCGCGCCGGCCATCCAGGGTGAATTTCTCAGCCACCTTGCGATCCAGGGTCCAGGAGATAGACGTGTCCAGTTCTTCGACCGTGTTATAGGCGCGGTAAATAGTCAGATTACCTTTAAGCCGGCGCCAGGCTTTACGCTCGCTGCCTTTCATAATCTTGTGGGAGTTTTTACGATCGGAACGTAACAGGCGCAGCCATAAATCTTGCTGCAGGACCGTGCCACCGAATTTCCAGAGCGAGCCTAGGGTATTCCAGTAAGTAGAATCATCCTGCAGGTAGCGGTGCTTTTGAAAAAAGTACTGAGCCATCTCATGATCTTCGAGTTCAAGCATCGCATCTATAAATTTAGAGTCGTTTTGATTCGCCATTTAGGTACCGCCGTAATCGCCTGAGGGATCTAATACGCACTTGAATGCGCGCTATTGTTTTGGATCGTCGCTTTTGCTTTACCCGGGACACGCTACCACTCGGTAGGCTGGGAAACGGCCCGCGTCATCCAACTAAGGCCTTGCTGCAGATTAGTTTTGGCCAGGCTAACTGCGCCCTGGTCGAGACCGCTAAGACTTTCCAGCATCTCAATATGAGCCTTTAATGATTTCCCCAGTTCTTTACCTGAGTTCATTAGATCTATTTGTTTTTGACTAAGATCACCATAGCCACTTATTTGCTTATGCTGGTTATCCATTGTCACTCCAAAAAAAAGGCCCTAAGGCCATTTAATTATGTATTTGGTTGGCCTTCTCTTTCACCACTGGCGAAGGCCTCACCAGCTAAGACTGCCATCCAAATAACAGCCCTAATTAGTACTGCCCATACAGGCAGCTAGAAATACCGCGGCTAGGTCATTTTTAAGGGAACAAATAAAACCCAACGTGAATGCCCACACGCTCTAACGAGGCCCAATTGTAGGAAAGCCTCTATAACAAGAATTCTTTAAAATTCGTTACCGGTTACGCTGTCCGGACACTGGCAATGGCAGAGTATAAAAATACCCTCAAATCCAACCAGTCGATTTATCAGGCTAATAACTTGCCCTTACTCACAGCCTTTTTAAGGACCGCTACAGGACTTCCCCCGTGGCCAACATTTTATTTTCATAACACTAAACATCAGTACAATTGAGTTTAAGTTATTGCCAGTTAGTGACTGGCAGCACATACCTACAAGGGTATTCTGGAGCGGCAAGCGGGAATCGAACCCGCGTCATCAGCTTGGAAGGCTGAGGTTCTGCCATTGGACCATTGCCGCAAATTCTATTTTTTCATAATGCGATTTATTAAATCGTCGGTAGCCTGCCGTGCTGCTTTCTCCACCTGGGCTTCACGCTTTTTCTCTTTAATTCTCGACCTGCCTAGGAAACCCGACCGGTATTGCTTTTCTGGCTTCATCATTGTTTTTCTTCTTAACGTACTTACGCATTTCGCCCTGCAGGTAAGTATTTGCATGGCCCCGCCTGTCCGGATTTTCTTTATCTAAATAAATCAGTTCGTACCTGGCCGAAACTTCGGCTTTACGCTCCAGGGGTATGGCCGACATTCGACCTAAAACAAATTTTTTGTCACTGTCTTTGCCCCTGGAATGGTAGAACCTGGGGTAGTCCGTATGCCGCTCTTTAGCCACTTAAAACGGATGCCAATGAACCACTGCCGCGAAATGTGCCAGGCTCGCAAGCTGCGCCGGCAAGTGCCAGCCCCGGCGCCCTTCCGGAAACATATTCGTTAATCCGCAAAATCCGATAAGGGTGAAAACCAACCACATCGAAAAACCGAGCCAAAATCCCCACCCTATACCCTGTAAAGCTTCCATCTTTCAAACCTCTAAATGCGAATGATTCTCATTCTCAAAACGGAATATCATCATCAAAATCATCAAACGAATTGCTTGGCTGGGCTTGTGGTGCGGCCTGTGGCGCTGCCGGTGCCTGCTGAGTGTGGCGCGGCTGCTGCTGTGGCGCCTGCTGAGGCTGAGCATATTGCTGGGCCGGTTGCTGTCGCTGAGCAGGTTGCTGATACGCTGGCTGCTGCTGAGGTGCGGCTGGTTGCTGATAAGCCGGCTGCTGTTGCGGCGCCTGGTACCCGCCCTGGTTATCGGCAGGACGGCTATCAAGCATGGTCATTTCATTAGCGATGATTTTAGTGCTGTATCGCTTAATGCCGTCTTTTTCGTATTCGTCGGTGCGCAGCTTGCCTTCGATGTAACACTTGCTGCCTTTTTTCAGGTACTCGCCAATGATCTCAGCCAGGCGGCCAAACGCTTCTACGCGGTGCCATTCGGTTTTATCTACCTGTTGGCCTGTGTTCTTATCTTTATAGCCCTCATCAGTTGCCAGGCTCATGCTGACTACCGCGTTACCATTGGGCAGAAATCGCATTTCAGGATCACGGCCCAATGTGCCGATCAAAATCATTTTATTAATAGACCCTCGGGCCATAATCACTCTCCTCAAAAATTAAAACGGGTTGACGGCCGTATTAATGGCCTCCCGGCCTCCTGTGTTAAGCCGGTCGGTTCCGTCAACCCATAGCAATGAACTCAAACCCCAGGCTAATTTCTTCAGCCTCTCACCCTAGGTAGCGGGTGATTCAATTTGTTTTCAGGTCCGAACCCATTGCTATGGATTGAAATGAATTGGCCGCATCAATCCCAAACACAGGCCCCCCGCTGAAAACCTGTAAGGGCCGGCCAACTCATAAAGGAGAATTATTGGGCGGTCGGCGGTTTGGGTCGGTTGTGGTTGCCGGTACCCTGTGAGAGGTAGGCCCGGATTATTCACGGTTGACTCAGATTGCAATTGCCAAAAACTCTCGTTTATAAGCCCTAAGCTGCCACTAGCAATAGCTCAGGTAATTCATTCATTTATCTATTCTCATCGATCAGCCCAACTAGACAGATCGCGTCATTCTACAGGATAAAAATACCGATTAAACCTCTAAATAGTATTGATATGGTATTAAAACGATATCTTTTTGATACTTTTGTCAGTTAACCGATTTCATGACTGAGCCCGATCTTTCAACGTCATCACAGCAAGCAAATAGCACATTACCTATTGAGGGGTGCATGAGCCTGGCGACTCGATCGAGCACTTCGAGTTTAATCTCGCTGGAGAATTCACCTGCCGGTACCGGCATCATGACGCTCTCAAATTTCTTGAGCGCTGCCTCTAAATCTGCCGGGATCAAACTAACCTCAGAGCTATTTTGCTTGGACATATCGACTTCCTTTTTAGCTGGTTCTGAAGTCTTGAATGCGACCTCTCTTGGCCGGACTGTACTCTTAATAATTACCGGTGCCGGCGCGGCCTTTTTAGGCTGCACTTTCTTGGCTGGCTGTACTTTTTTGATTGGCTGTTTTTTCTTTGCCGGCGCGATCTTGGCTGGCGGCTCTTTCGGACCTGGACCTATGGGATTGGTACTCAGTACTTCACCCAGGATATAAACCCTGCCGACTTTCATTAATTTCCCCTCATGAACAAGGGTCCTAATGGTCATGCTGACTTCTTCACGGGATTCGGTCATATCCGTGCTTTCGTAAATACCCAGGGATGCCAGGCCCAAACTGGATTCTTTAACCGCGGCTATAATTTCTTCATCTAGGGTCATGGATTCACCTGGCACAATTCCAGGGGATCTGTGCCCAGGCGCAAACCTTTAACGGCCGTCCGGATCTCATCAAACATCAACTGAAACGATTCTCTAGGCTTGCCCTCTTCATTGTGTACATCTATGAAAACAACATCAGGATAATCATCTGGGTTAATGTAATACCGGGAATCCTTAGCGCGCTTTTCGGTTGCCTCATACGAGTAGCCGTCCCGAAACACTCGGACCACGATCACGCTATTACCCGGCGCCTTATTGGCTACCACTGCCAGCTCTTCATTAAATCCAAGATCACTATAAGCGGCGCCATTAACCGCCCTCATGGATTCCCTGCAAACAGACTCAGCAAAGTAGCCTTGGCCAAAATTGGGTTTAATGAATGTTTCTGCAATCAAGATCTGCAGGCTGCGGCAGCTATGGCCGAGCAATTGAGGTCTAACTAATTCTTTATCTTCACGGTACCACTCCTCCCACTGCCCCTGACCTAAGCCAGTAAGTGCCAGGCAGAGATTAATTACCTGCGCCTTGAATTCAAAAGCACTGGCATGAGTGGCATCCACCAGCATGGCGACCAAAGTATCTTTGCCGGCACTAGGGGGCGCATTAAATGCGATATGGATTCCAGCGAGGCTAAACGGTTTCATTTTTAGCCATCGACGCCGCTAGGGCTTTATCCAGGCCGCCCATTGAGGTAGTTAGATCGTTTAAGAATTGCGAGATCCAGGCGAGAAATACGCCGAATTCATGGTAAAAACGGGACTCTTGATCTTCACCAGGCAGGCTATCGTCATCGCCAATAGACTTGATCGATTTCATTACCAGGTCACTATCCAGCTTAAACGTGACCATTTCACGCCAGCTAACCTTGGCGCTCTGCACTAAAAAGCCGTCATCTAAGGCCTGTCTAACCAGGTCGGATTTAACCTCAATGTCACTAGATGAAAACTTACCGCCCTCTTCATCCTCAAAAGCCAATTGGTTAATCATTTCAAAATCAGGGGGAGTCTCATCAGATAACCAGTGTGTCATCTCATGGGCTGGATCTCGCTCAGTTCTGGGCAGGCTGACAGCCAGGGAGCCCAGTGTTTCGCGTAAATAAGCTGTTATGTCATCCGCCAGCACTCCGGAGGAACACATAACCAACAGGCGGCCGTCGCGATTCATGATCACAACGGGAACAATCGTATTTTTTACCCAGGACTGGGGCAGTAACTCAAGAATAAGCTCTTCTTTCATTTGCATTCGCAGCTTGCGGCTAGGCTTAAACCCTTCCCGCTCTTCAAAAGCTTCAAGTTTTTCCTGCAGAAAATCACTAACAACACTGGCGGGCAATAAGCGCTTTTGCTGCTTAAACATGATCAACTGGCAGTTACTTTGCTCAATAACAAAGCTAGAACCAGGTAACGGCGGTACCCAGCCTTGAGACACTTGCTGGGTTTTTTCGCAGGGAGCGAATTTTTTAGATTCTATTTTTTCTTCTGGTAAAACTATCTGTCCCTTGGACACATACCAGATACAACTTTTCGCCTGCATTGCCGTTACTCTGCAAAATTCATTAATACCCAATGGACCATCTAATCCATCGGATCACGCACTAAAGCGCATAGGTGGTTAGCTCAGATCGGTTTTCACCACAAAAAAAGATCTTACTGCTGGGTATGAGCTAACCCCTATGAACTCTCACCTGGTTTGTTTTACCAGGGACAAAACTATTACAACCGCCAGCATCAAGCTTGCTGACACCTCATGGTGGTTTGCTGCCCCATGATGGAATAACGCCATCGCCACCAGGCAGATAAAACCCTTACCCATGATCGTTGAAGACTTAGCCGGCAGATTAAATTCAAAGCGCCCTTTCAAAAGCCCTTCAACCACGCCAAACAATATAACCGCACATAGCAATGAGAGGCCTGCTGGCCAATGGACAATGAGCAGACTTAAGACAATGACGCCAAAAACCGCCATGAGTACCGCTGCCGGGTCTTCAAAGCTCCCCGAAAACCTGTTTAACCATTTCATTTACTGAGCCTCAAAATAGATAACGGTATAAGTACCTTAAATCCTTATCCAGCCTCGGGCGATCAATGCGGCCTCCAGCTGCGGGTATATCAGGCCTTTCGTGACCATATCGGAATCTGCACGCATCAGGGCTATACCAGCCATCACAGCGTGATTACCCTTCTCACAGTCCCGTTGATAGCCATCAGGCGTTAAGTGCCCGCTAATCGCCGTAGAACCGTCTTTACGCTTTTGCCCATGGTTTCTAGTGCCACCATCGACTTCGAGCGCCAGCCTGTAATCAGGCCAGTAAAAATCTAGTCTCCATTTCCGAGTATCATGAAACTTAAACTCGGAAATCGGACCAGGGAGGTTTAAGGCCCTCAGATCCCTAAGGAACCGAAGTTCAAGAGGTGATCTGGTTTTTTTATTTAGCCTAGGGTGTTTGGCAGTTCCGTTTTTTGAACCTGAAACATTGCGGTGCTTCGATTCTGGAATTTTGACTTTGCCTGAAGAGATGAGCATATCCAGCTCAGCTTGCTTCAATCGAGTCATGCCTTAAACCTCATTGGTCGATTTGAGAAGCATACCGGAAGTGTGCATGTGTTGCACACGGTCTATTTGACAGGAATTGTATTTATTGATTACTGATTATTTTATATACATTGAAACTTGCGAAGGGGTTGAGGCAAGGGGAGGGTTAAAATTTAGGACTAAAAAGGATTAAAAAGGAGGGGATTACGCTAAAATGGCTACAGGCCCCGTGGTTACTGGGTGTATAACTTTCAATCCTACCGCAAAGCATCCACCTTTCCTACCGCAAAACTACTGGATAGCCTACTCCAAAACATCCAGCAAACCTACCGCGTAGCATTCACTGTATGTATAACCCGAGCAGTTACGCACAGCTTAATCACAATGTTCTCCACAGAAAATGGGGGTAACTGGCTAATATTCATATCCTGGTGCCAGTTATCCACGCTAAATCCAGCAAACCTACCGCAAAGCATCTAGGCAATTTGGTTATATACAGTAGTTTTTTGATCAATAAACACTCCCCTACCGCAAAACATCCAGCAAACCTACCGCAAAACATCCTGCATTTTGGCGGTTACTAACAGGTTTATGCACAAACAAAAGACTAAAAAACCTTTAAGTAAATGTCATATAACACATTAAAGGAGGCTTAAAGCGTCAAATAATAGGGTCGGTTTATAGCTGAATTAGGGATTTCAGTGGCACACTGAGGTCGTCTATTCTGCTCTAAATCGATCAAACAACCGATAGGGCGTTAGGCTAAACTACTACTTTAGTGCTGGATTATGACTTTGCAGTATAAGACTTAAGAAGAGCATACCCTGCAGGCCCCTAAACATAGGGGGGCTTGTGCTGGAATTCGTAGTAAGACCATCAGGAATGGAGCGTCGCACTATCAATAAGTTGATAGTGGCACTACACCCGCTCGAAGGGGGACTATCAAAAAGTTGATAACGCCACTACGAAACCTCGATACGGGACTATCAATAAGTTGATAGTCCCGAGCTAATATATTAACCTGCCATTATCAGTTAATTGATAATGAGACGCTTAATATGTCAACGACAACCCCAAGACATGAAATAAACCCCTTTCTAGTGGGAATGGACGTAACCGTAGGGTCCTCACAGGTTAGAATCTCCACTCTTGGTAAAGATGATAACATCATGATTAACCAGTCCACAGGAGAGGTCACAGGCACTCACATAGTGGCGAGAAAGAAGATAGACAAGACTAAATTTGTTAAAACCTTCGCAGATTACATTTCTTTTACATTCGACTTAACAAAAGCAGGCAATAAGGCCTTGCGAGTAGTCATGTGGGCCATTAAAGAGAACGCGATAGGAAAGGACCAGGTTGTTCTAGATAAGTACACTCATGAAGCTTTCATGAGCCACCACAGCGACCAAGAACCGCCGTTAGTCCTGAGTAAGCCTACATTTGGGCGGGGGCTTGGTGAATTAGAAAAAGCCAAGATTATCGCAAAAGCTAAACGCATTGGAACTTACTTTATTAATCCAAACTGCATATTTAATGGCGATCGTGTGGCGTTCACAACGATCCTAGAAAACAGCAATAGTGACGATACCCAATCACAAGGATCACTGATATAGCTGCATGTGGCGGGCTTATTAGGCCGTAACCCGCCCTGCATTCCTACCGCAAAACATCCAGCCCCAAAGCATTCCTACCGCAAAACATCCAGGGCATAATCGCCAGGCAAAAAAATAGAGGCTTAAAGCCTCTTATTTACTACGCGAACTGTATCTCATCGGTTTCTGGCTCCATGGCCTTATCTGGCTTAGGTAACTTGCCTGGACTCCATTTCTTGGCTTTCTTCATTTCCTTAAGCCCCCTGGCATCGTCTAGCCAGTGTTTCGTCTTAACCCTGCCTGTAAAGTCTTTATGAGCCCATACAGTGACGATTCGATCTTCTATCTTGGTGCGACCGCCTAGGCCACTAACCTTAGCCGTTTTATTTTCGATATTGTATGCGCGGATAACATTGTTTTTCTTAAGGTCCTCCAGGGCCATTTTCAACTTACCCCAACTCTTGCTCGGGTTTTTTTCATAAAACCCAATACAGCTGTTTTCAAGATATTTCCTGGCCGCAAAATTGTATTGAGTTTTATGGCCGGCCTGGCGGAATTTATAACTTAGGGTCTTTATCAGGTCTATTGCTAGATCTTCATTGAGCTTGCCCTGCAGCTCAATGTCATGAGCACAGTAATCACCTAGTGCAATGTCGCGAGCAAACGCCCAGTGAAATTCGCAATAACTTTTTGATTCCCGATCAGCCCTGTACATTTGTGCTGTGATCAGAGTTAGGTTGCTAATGCGCGTATTAACATTGGAGTGCGTAGCAGCATCAGAATTTTGAGCCATCATAGGCAGGTCAATCGAGCTTCTAGCCAGTGTGTTTAGGGACTCTCGGATCTGCGCTACAGAATATTTCGTATCGAATATGTCCATAATCACGGTCCTAATTCCCTGGAGCGTAAAGGTAACGCCGATCTGGAGTTTATCCTTTTTCGGTACTGCGGCGCCTTGAGATGCCAGGTAGGCCAGAGCATCCTCCACCCTATCCTCTCGTATGCTGGGGTTGCGGATTACATCTGATTTAACGGAGACGCCATTAACCATCTTTGTAATAGGTATTATCGCCGCACTCACACTGTATTCAATAGGACCATCAGGGCCCTTAAATTCACGGTATTGAATATGATTGCCATTGGCACGGCGAAAAACGCGCTTAGTTAACTGGCTATACATGCCCGTTATATTGGTCAGGCTATCTGCTTTTTCTTCAGCCAGCCCTAGGTTGGTGAAAATATTTAGCTGGCGCTCAAAATCATCAACCACAACTGGCAGATTATTACCCGGCATCCTTAAACTCCTTTATTGATTCTGGTGGCGCCAATAGGCAAGTGGTTTCAAGTACAGAGAAGCCGGCCATGCGCAGCATCTTTTCCCATAGAAGGAATTGAATACCTGGACCATGATTTTTAAAATAGTTATAGAAGACACGACGGCGAAAACCAGTTTTTAAAGCAAGTTGAATAACTGGGATTTCTTCTCCTTCCGGAGTCAAAAGCATTTCTTTAAGCGCTCTTACTTGGTGGCCGGTAGGTGGCGCCCAAACAGATCCAGACTCCATAAGAGTCGTATCCGGATTACACCAGATAGAAAAACGTCGTTGCTTGTTTTTTTCACGGAAATAAAGAGGGGTATTTTTAACTTCCCCCTGGATATTCAATAGAGCGTCGGGCACTTCAGGGTGATTCGACTTAACGATTAAACGGCAGGGATCGATTTCTGAAGAGGCTAGCGCATATCGTAAATAGCGCTTTTCGGCTTTTACAGGGTCACTTGTTTCAACGAGAGCGTGTTTTACTCCTGGTGACTCAAGGTATTCTTTGTATATTTCTATGTTGTTGTTATTCAATGTCTAAACTCCGGCATGAGTTTTATAGCGGTTTGCAGGGTACTCTATGTGCAACAGGTGCACAATAAAGCCCCTTAATTAACAGCCCTAATCTAGGACCATCTCCTTGTCTGATGGCGGCTCACCATCTAATCCATCTATCGCTTGATCCACTTTCTCTTTATCACAATGAGACAATTGCTCTTTCACAGAGTGCATTTGCTTGTTGTTTATATAGAGAGAGTCGAAAGTTTTGTTTCTTTTATTGATCAAGTGCTTTTGAAGAAACACCAGGGCAATTGTTCTTAGGTCCTCTCGCTCTTCCAGGTCAGGGAAAAATTTATTCCTCGATATGGACAGATAGGCCCGTGATGGGCTGTTTTCTTCTCGCTTAGCCGATTCACCATCAACCGTAACCCATAGGCGATTATTACGTTTTTTTAGAAATCTATGTATCAGCTGGCGAGCGTAAGAGTGGTTAGGCTGATTTTTACGATTCAAAATACCGTAACTAACAGCCAAGTCTTTAACCGACACTTCAGTATGATGAAGGTATATGTAGGACATTATCTTGCTTGTATCTTCATCGTAAGATCGATTCACACGATTCCTATTTTCGTCTATTGAATTAATTACATCGTCACTCATTAAACTTTGCTCCAGGGCCCGTTAAGCCCTTAACTTCCCATCGCCAGTGCCAGGTATCCGACCCGGACGCGGTGAGTCTTACAATACTGGGCAAATTCCTTAACAACCCCTCTAAATCTACCTCCGGCATGCTCGGAGTGATCCAAGTACTTCCTGCTTTTTATCCCACAATATGTACAAAGCCAGTCCCGGGAATAAGCTTCCCAGCGTCGAGATAGTGGCAATTTAGAATGAACGGCAAAGCTTTCGCCCTGCTCAATATCAACCCCTTTGGCCCCTGCCTTAGCTTGTAAAAACTGATGAAACGCGGCATCTCTACACATTTGACCTGCTGTAGCGGTATAAGCACCACCAACAACATCGCCGTCATAATTAGCCAGCATCAAGCTCGCCTCTATGATCATTTTTCGAGAGTCTTTAGCATCGCCTAACATTTTGGCCGTCTCTTCAGTCACCTGAAACGATGCCCGGTAAGTTATGCCGTTAGCGTTGCTTACCGATATTTTTGGTCGGTAAAGGGCGACGGTAATGGGGCTGCCAATGCTATCTAGCGGGTTTGCGCTCATACGTTTACATTACTCGCTTTTGAGTGTGCATTCATTACACACCTCATTGTGTGAATGTTCAAGCTTTAACCGTCAATATCTCATCTGAGATGCCATCTAATACAGCCTGGCCCAGGTCGGTTATACGGTACTTCTTTGCTACCCGGCCCCTACCGCCTACAGGTGGCGTGCCGGTCTCTAAAATTTCCTCAAACTTTAACAGCCTTTTAAAAGCGTCGTCGCGAGATTCCCTACTCATACCTGCATTAGATAGCCGCTTTGTTATTGCCGATAGATTACACTCGGCATCCATTAACATGTACAGAATGTTAAAATCTACTTTGTTTACAGGCTTTTTTGGATTTCGCTTTGCTTTAGAAACCAATTTCCGCCCCCTTATACTGGTGAGTGAAAAGCAAGGTAGTTGCTTTTCCTGGCGGCAATTCTACCAGAAAGAAATAAGAAAGAAATAAGAAAGAAACAAGAAAAAACACAGGATTAATACTTGATATGCGTGCGACCCTAGATTAGGATTCGCATATTCGGATTAACGGACGAATAACAAAATAGGACAAAATGATGACTATTGAATACCCCCAGGCCTCAATCTCTGAGGTGTGCACCAGGTTCACAGATCTTGGCATTGAGATTAAACCCGCTTACCGCTTTGCCGGTGGCCGCCCTCTTCCCAATTGGCTTAACAATGAAGGCCGCGCAATTCCAGGTATTTACTACGGCCTACCTAATGACTCCTATCACAAGATTGAAGGCCTGAGCTCATCAATGCTCAAGACGTTCGTGCTGGATTCAGAGGCGCACTATGATGCCAAGTACAACAAGCCAGATATCTATCATCTAAACCAGGATGAAAAGCGCCCGGACCATTTCACGGCAGGTGATCTTATTCACGCCCTTATTCTGGAGCCCTGGAGCGTCTTAAAACGCTATTACCGTGATCACACTAAATCAGAATTCCCTGGTGCCCTGGTTACTGACCCGCAAATAAAAGCAGCATTAAAGGAGGCCGGCGAACCACAAACAATAGGCGGCGAGAAAAAAGCCGATCGCATTGCACGCCTAATGGATATCAATCCAGATACGGTTGTATGGGATTGGGAGCTGCAAAAGCTGGCGGATGCCAACGAGGGTAAAACCGCTATTAAGGGCGGTATATGGGATTGCGCCCACCTGGCTTACAAAGCATTCCTGGAACGCCAGGAGGCTACCGATTGGATCGATCACGCTAATGGCCTGTCTGAGCTATCCATAATCGCAGAGTGCCCACACACAGGCATGATAGTGCGCTGCCGTCCTGACTTTACTCTTTTGCTACCGGTCATGGATAACCTCAGGTATCCGCCTTTAATGGTTGACGTTAAGAGTGCCAACTCAGCTAGCCCGGAAAAATTCGCACGCTCCATTGGCGATTTTGGCTATCACCTGCAGCAGGCTTTTTATGAATACGTTTTTAAGCTGGCCACTGGTACCGCTCCTTTTGATTTTGGTTTTGTGGTGGCTGAATTTGAAAAGGCCTCGATTGTCGAGACCATAAAAATAGACAAGGCCACCATGAAACTTACCAGGGCCAGTCTTATTCCTGCGCTTAAAAAATTAAAGCACTGCTACGACGTTAATCAATGGGCAGGCTATACATCCGGAGGCGTAACAGAATTAAGCGTCGCACCATGGGCATTAAAACGCTTACCGGTAGATATGACTGAGCTAGAGGCCGTGGCATGAGTTATATGCAGCCGGCCGTCATAACCAAGGAAGTAGCTGAGCAAAACATACTTACTTCATTTCAGACGATCGATAATGCCAAGGGACAATTTGAGCTGGTGGCTAATGCTTATGGCCAAATGGCTTTTGCTCATGAAGCTGAATTCGCCAAGCAAATAATCCAGCGCTCTTATACTGGGGTACCCAACAAAGACAAGTTTTCACTTGTTTGTTGTACCCAGCAAAGCATCTATAACGCCGTTGCCCAGGTAGCGGATCTGGGTTTAAGCCTAAACCCAAAACTGGACCACGCTTATCTATTGCCCAGGCGTAACACTCACACTGGCGACCTGGAGTGCACCCTGGAGCCGTCTTATAAAGGTTTGATCCACCTGGCAATAGAAGGCGGCGCCATTAGCCATGTGACCGCCACCGTCGTTAACAAGGCGGATGTAGACAGCGGGGCGTTTGTATATAACGGCCCCAGTGCTGAGGCTGTTTTTAAAGGTATTGATCCATTCAATCCGCCCACTGAAGCCGGTATTTATGGCGCCATCTGTACGGCTCACCTTATCGGCGGGGGAGTGATCACCACCATCATGAATAGGGCCGACATTAACCAGGCCCGAGAAGGCGCAAACAATAGTAAAGCTTGGAAAATTTGGTTTTCAGAGATGGCCATTAAATCCTGCATACGCCGGGCATCAAAGTTATGGCCAAAGCCTACCAGGGACACTCGCTTTATTGGCGCCATCGATGCCCTCAATAAATTAGATAATGCTGAGCACTTCCAAACGGCCGCTAATGAGCCGGTAATTATGCAAGACGTGACCACGCCAGCCATCGCCAGCACAAGTGATACAGCCCAGGACCGGCCGGCAGTAATGAACCTTGAGGACCTAACCAAGCGCCTAGCTCAAAATAAAAGAAACAGAGCAAACCCTGAAAAAACTATTTACGTGAACACTGCAATTTAACGGAGCGCAGACGATGACATTTTTTGATCCAGAGCAATACAAAGCAGATCAGTTTTTAGTGATGACGGCATTTAATAAAATGCTGGCCGGCACTGAAGATTTTCCCATTGAATTTACGGACCCGGACGGCAATGAAACACTGGCATACATTGGCCAGGGCAAAGCCTATCAAGCCGGCGAGCTTGCTGGTTTTTGTGCTGAGCTTAAGGCGCTGGACCCTGAAACAGGGGAGGTATTAAGCCTGCCGGTTGATTTTGTAAAGATATGCGAGGTACCCGAGGTAGCTGAGCCACCAGCCCAGGAAACAAAACAGGCAGCATCTAAAATTGCAGCTGAGCTTGTGACTGCAGCAACAAAGGCAGCGGCCGGCACCGTCAAAATTGCAGGGGTTGACCTTACACCCGCCAGCCAACTTAAACGCCCTAAGGCGGCCGCTAAGCCCAAGATTGAACCAGTACAGCCAGAGCCAAAGAAAGCTAAGCTTGTGGCCGTAGAAGGGCAGGGGACCACCCCCAAAGCCACCCCCAAGGCTGAAGTCGCACCCTTAACGGTTAATGAGCCGCTAGTGCTGGCGGATATCCCAGCCGAGACCAATGACAGCGACACCAGGCGCATTACCAGCCTTAAAATCACTAACATCATGGGCATAGATGAAATGCTCATACCCTTAAACGGAGTGGCCACCTTTGTTGAAGGCGGGAACGGGCAGGGTAAAACGTCGGCCCTAAAAGCTGCCCAGGCGGTAATCGGAGGCGGGTACCCTGCAGAGTTAATCCGTAATGGCGCCGAATCCGGAGAGGTTGTACTGGTAATGGATGATAAATCCACCGTGCGCAAACTCATCTCTCACAAGAAAAGCAGCACCACCATCGTTAAAGATGAAGCCGGCAAAAAAATAAACGCTCCTCAGAAATTCCTAAACACGTTATTCGATAGCGTCGCCGTGGACCCGCGGGCGTTTCTTGATTCCAATGCTAAAAAGCAAGTACAGCTAATGCTCGAAGCCTCGCCTATGAGCCTGACTGTAGAGCAAGCTGCCCAGGTAGCCGAAGTGGCGCCAGAGGTGGATCTGACAGAGCACCCACTCTACGCCCTGGATTCAGCAATCAAATATATCAATGCCGATCGCACCCAAACCAATGCTGACATTCGATCCCAGGAAGCTTTTAGAGGCCGGATTAAAGATGGCCTAGCAGAACAAGAGGGCGATACCACTAAGGACCTGGACGGCCTAAACGAGAGTTTGGCCACAGAAAAAGACAAACTAAATAAGGTCCACCAGGTTTGCAATGATGATACCAATACCATCAGAGAGGAAGCGGATAAAAACAAGCATGAAATCAGCCTGGAAAACGCCGATGAAATCGAAAAGCTACAGGACAATAAACGCGAGCTCGAGCAAGAAATAGAATCACTCCAGCAAAGAGCGGCCAACCTGGCTCAAGAGGCGGCGCTCATTCAGGCTAAGTGCGATAGCAAGGCTAATGAAAATATCCCTCGCCTGGAAGCGATCACGGCCAAAATGGGAACCGACATATCAAACCGCAACGCTGCCGCCATGGTCGAGCAAAATTCCCTAGAAAATGAAATTGCAGCTATTGAGCGTAACATTCATAACTACAGCCACTATCAACGTAGCCTGGATAATATCGCCGGATATGACGCAGAAATTAAGGAATCAAAGGACCTTAAAAATAGCCTGGATAGCCACCTGGAATTGATCCAAAAGATTAAATCAGAGATCTTAAAATCCATCCCCATAGACGGCCTGGAAGTGACTGAAGAGGGCATATTCCATGGGGGCGTTAAATTCTCTCTACTCAATACAGCCATGAAAGCCAACATCGCGATCAAGGTGGCCGTCATGCGCCTGGACCAAAACCCGGACGCTGTACGCCTGGTAATAGTGGACGGTCTCGAGTCGATGGATAGCGGTACCATTCACGCACTCATTGACGCTGCAGCCCATCAAAATGTACAGATATTCGGTGCCAGGACCACAGACAACGAACTAGCCATAACCCACCACTAAATACTAATAAAGTATCATTTCGGTATCTTTTCAATACTTATATAGGGTTGAATAGATATCGAATTGGGGCTTTTACCCTTCTATTTTTCTCCCGTTGCTGTTACCGTTCGCAAATTACTTGATACAGGTTTCCAGCATGAGCCAAGACGAAAACACCCTACTTCCATGGGAAAGCAACACCCACGATCGCAGTTTTGATGCTGATTCAGGGAAAACGGCTAACGCCGATATTAGCCAATATGACATTGAGTGTATTAAGATCCTATCAGCTGCAAAACAGCAAAGTCGTATATCATACATAGCCAATGCGATCAGGCAGAGCATCCAAGCTGATGTGGACGCACTGATTGAAAAAATCGGCATGGATGGCGTTAGACGGCATTACTCTCAAATATTGCTTAAAGAAGAAGAAAAACAGGAAAAAAAAGTAGCCAGGGCCAAAAAGAAAGCCCAGCAGCAACAATAAAAAATAAGGGAGCGTCATGACTTATCTAATGCATAGACTTGCAAGCCTAATGACCGTTGCTGGATTGGGTCTTTGCCTATTCTCGCTATCGCTCTCTGCAATTGTATTCAGCTCAATTAGTAACGAACTCCACTACAAAATTATCTATAGCGGTTCAGCGATTTTGCTGGAGATCATAAAGTTCGGCCTAGTCCCCTTTACCTTGTATTTTTATTTTAAAGGCAAGAAAATCGTCGCTGGATTTATTGCGATTGGCTTTATTTGCCTAATGGCTGTTTCGGTTATTGCCAGCATCGCCGGCCTTAATAAAGGCAGCAATAACATGGATAAAGGGTATCAAGAGGCTATAGCCGCTAAGGCAAGTATCACCGCCAAGATTACCAGACTGGAAGGCATGATCGACTCGCGAGACAAAGAAATTCTGTTTTACCAGGGCGAGGAAAGGATCAAGTCCGAGGTGGTATCGCGCCGAGCGGCAAACACCCAAGACTTAGCCGAGATTGACAACTTAATTATAGATCGGGCGGCCATCGTTGTTCCGGATCGGTCAGCCCTACTCCAAGGCATAGATGCCGTAAGCTCAATGATTAATGTCGAATCCACAGGAGATAGCAAGGCCATAGTGTATGCCGCATTCTCAGCGATTATAGAAATATTTGGTGCTTTAGCGCTGGCGGTTGGAGAAATTATATTCGCAGCCCGAAAAGAAGAAAAAACCGTCGCAGAAAAAAGGGCCTCAGTCGAGGCCGTTGCTGCAGATGAACGCCGTTATTCTCATGAGAAAGAACTGGCACACATTGATAAAGAAAAGGCGGTTGCCATAGCCACAGGTTCAGCAACTCGATCACTAACAGCCACCAGCTCACCAACAGCCACCAGTTCAGCGCCCACTAAAAAGAAAGCCCAGGTAATCCCCCTGGTAGTTCCTGAGGCACCACCGGAGGTCAAGGGACCTGCAGATAAGATCATAGCCGAGATAAAACTGGCTATTGAAGAATTCAGAGTAAGCAACCCACCAAAAGCTAGAGAGATAAGCGCCCTAGGGTATCCTTCATCCGTGGCAAGGCAAGCCGAGCGTTATTTCCAGGGCTAATCACCCTGTTTTTTTTAATCCAGGTATAGACCTAATAACCCTACAAAATATGTGGGCTGCTGTGTGCACACTCTTTTTCTTTTAAGTGCGTGTTAATCAGGGGTTTTATGAGTATAGCTGTGCAATAAATGCACACAAGATAAAAAAGGGTCTTTATTAGACCCTTTTTTTATTTGCTTATGAGAATTGATTGCTACGCATGTTGGTGCGCTTGTTAAACAGGGCAGGGGAGCTGGCAACCGGCGCCTTACCATTTGCGTCATCAAGGATCACCTCGGGAGCATCCGCTTCAAACTTAGCGCGTTTAACGCCAGCCTTTTGGATGGTAACGAATAGTCCAGCCATGGCAGTAGGGCAGCCATCCAGGATTAAATCCTTAGTTTCCTGGTCCAGTCCACCCACACCCAGAGTATTCTCAACGCTATCAAGGATCTGCTGGCGTAAACCTTTTTCCTTTTCAATGGCGCTTTCAAGTACTGCGATCGCTTCAACCTTTTGAGTTAGCTCATCACGGGCACTGGCGAACTCACGTTCAACACCATCCAGTACAGCCTGGCCAAAAGCGGCAGCCTCTAATTCAGACTTGTAGGCCTCAGCTTCTTCGATGGCCTGGCCCTGGAACTGGAGTAGGGTAGCAGCACTGTCATCAGAGTTAAGGCCGGCAGCCATTAGGCTATCCAGGATAAGTTTATCCTGCTCACCATCGGCATCATCCAGGATGTAGCCGCGATTTTCGGCAAACAACGGGTTACGAACATAATCAAAGCCCTTGAAGGAATCCAGGATGGTATTCATCCCCTTTTTACCACCGCCACAAGCCCAGCTAAAGCCGCCTACCTTAGAATTGTGCATACCCAAGGCCTTCTTGCCTTCGTCGTTATCAAGGATCTGCTGGATGTGTCTCAGGTTGCCCATGGAGTCCAGCTCCAGGGTAGTGGTCACGTTAGACGGTACCGCATCAAAAACACCAACGGCGCCGCCAACTTTAACTAGGCTCTTTTCTTCAGGATCGAGACCGATAAATTTACGGACACCATGGCCAAAATAACCAACGATTTCGCGCAATTTCAGGCTTTCTTGCACCTGGTTACTATCAAGGACACGGCGTACATTATCTAAAATGTAATTCCGTTTCTGGCCGGTAAACTGGCGGCCACTATCCAAAATATTAAATTTACAGTCGATCTCATGCAGTACGGTAGCCATTAGGCCTCCTCATTTTCTTCGGGTAGGATCTCGGAAAGAATGCCGTATACAGCACTCCTCAAGTGGGGGTCTTGCTGTGTAAAGGGGGTAGTCGCGGAATCAAAGATAGGCGGCTTGGCTGGGGCGGCAGGGGGGCCACCAGGGGCACCATCACCACCACCATCGCCGGCAGGTGCACCCTTAGACTTAACGGCCTTATATTCTTCTTCAGTCATGCCCAGGCGCGTCACCAATATATGGCGAACGTATGCGCCCCGGTCCACTTCCTGCCACTCAGGGTCCATGGTTTGAACAACTGTAATTTCCATGGTGGCGGAATTTAGTTTCGACTCGAACGCGGCCTGCTCTTCACGTTCAACTGCAGTGGCCGTGCTATTAAATACAATTTTCCAGGGGAGCTCACCTGGATAGACCTTGCCGGTTTTCTTAAATAAATGGAGCTCAGCTAGCTCGTTCATTGTGTCTGCAGCAACAGAGCGAACCGAGTTTGCATAGGCGCCGGCCATTAAGGAGACTTGAAAAAATCCGCCGTCGCCTAATCCGCCAGACAAGTCTTCAGTAAAACCAAATAAAGCTTTGTCGATTCCCAGAGACGCGGCCAACAAAGACACACGAAAATGCATATCCTCGATGTGCGCAATATCAACAGGGTTAACTTCGGTTTGAATTCCGATCTCGCCAGTAACGGGAATAATCACGTTTTCTACACTGGTCCTGGCGCCGGTCTCGTATTCTTTACGCTTGCGCTTGGATTTTTTGGAGCGGAATAGATTTACTACCTGGCCATAGTATTTAGCGGCTGCAGTGGGCGTCTGGTTCCCCGTGTTAACAGTGATAAAACGCTCTTTGCGGCCTGCTTTCTCCCTGGCGATATCCAGCGATCGCATTGCCTTGCGTAATGATATGTACGGCTCATAAACCGTCTCAAATAGGGACCGGCCATAATTCTGGCTTTCGATTGGGTCCTCGTTATCCGTGTCATCAGAGCGGATATCGAAGCGTAATTTATCCTTCCAAACTGGCTCCAGTTTTTGGTCTATATCCAGGGATTCCATCTTAAAAGCGATGAATTTCCAGGGCTCAAAAAGCTGATAGGTGCCATTACTATGGGTTTCAATATCTGTTTTATGCAGATAGCCCACGGTATTGCCGGCCACTTCATATTCTTTTATCTGGCTGGGGTTGGTATAGAAGTCATTGCGAATAGAAGTGATACCAATGCCGTCTGTAACATTGGGGCGCACATAGCAGACACCGTTTTTAATTGCGGCATACATCCACTTACGAATATTTTTGTTAAATAGTTGCTGCAGGTCTTCACGGAGAATTTTAGCCTCGGGCGTTTCCTTTTCGCCAATAGACTCAAACCTTAGGATTTCGCCACTCTCAGTCTTAGGCGCCAGGGCGTTATTGAGGTGGTGATTTAAGGCTGTATCAATGATGGGATCTTTCGCCATCATATCGTAGCAGTGGTACCGGTCCAGGCGATTGTCTGGCAGTAGATACTCGCTAGACAGGTACTCATCAACATCAAAAATGTCTTGAGATACGTTCCGGAATAGTTCGTTTAATACATGGTGGGTATTGAAGCCATCGAACGGGGGCAGCTCAGAGGATGCCTGTGACAGGTCCACATCCTTACCAAACCCGTAGCGCCCCCAGAGGGCCTTAGCCTTACTTGCTTTCTTTTTTTCAGCCATGACCACACAACTTAATAATAATGCCGGCCAGTCTATGGGGTCAGAGGGGAGGGTTTTGTGCCGTCGAATGTGTGTTATTGCCCTGGCTGGATTTTTACGTTTTATAGACTAAGCTTTTAGTAGTGACCATTGATTAAGGGAGGTTATAGGGGCGTTTTTTCAGTCGTTGGGGGATTGCGGGATAGGGCCGTGCTCCAGAGGCGTAGAATTGCCCCTGGAAGGGTATATCTATTCAATCGATCAATACCCTCCCCTATACATGAATTTCCGATAAATATCTATACCGGAAATTCAAATTATCGGGATAATAGGGGGGTTGGGTTTGTTTCAGGCATAAAAAAACCGGCACTTGGCCGGTCATTAATCGAACTATTAGGAATTACCGAATAGTTGAACTATCCGGAATTTCCGGGCAGTTGGGCTTGCTCCCTTTTAGCCTCCACCAGTTCTACCAGGCGTTTATATTCCACCCGGTTTAACTGCGGCTTTTCGTACAATTTAAGGCGCTCTTGATCTGCCTTAAGGTCCCTGTTTTCCCGTTGAAGCTCTGCTATTTGTTTCCGATATTTGGCCAGGGTCCGGCTATATGCGTTGTGCTCGCACGTCCCCTCAGCACATTTTTGTTGGGCCATTTAGCTCTTCACATAGTCCATCACGGCAATGACAGATTCCATCTCACGGTCCTCTAAAATGTAATCGACGGTCTCGCCATTACCTACCGGCAACACATAGCGATTATTGCCAAAATTATTAGGGATACGGTCCAGTGATATCAACATGCCGGCCGCCACATAAAGGTAATCATCCGGGTAAAACTCGCCCAAACTACCCTCGTAATTGTCGCCAAATTCATGGCCCATGGCATTAAGCAGCTCTTTAATTTTCCACCAGTAAGGACCAAAAGATCTATAGCGGGTCGGCTCTTTTTTGAGCTGGGCAGCGATACCATTGGGACCATCCAGGACCAATTTCAGCCACGCCACCCGGTCCTCATTTGCGCCATCAGCCGCCAGCGCATCGTCAATATCGCCCACGCTTATCGTTTCAAATTTCATGCTGTTTATCTCTAATATTGGGATATCGGCAAAGATACCCTAAAAATTCATTAATACCTAATTGGTATCATTTCAATATCAAAACAATACCGAATTAATATCATTTAAGTATCAATTCGGTATCGTATAGATATTTATAGGGTTTTACCTATCCAGTAACTCAAGATAGTATTTAACGTCCGATTCAATGTCGCTGACAGGCGTTAGCGTAATATCCTCGTTAGGCCTGCCCACAAACTTACTCAAAGTTTTAGGCCAGAAATACAGCCCTGCCCCCTTATGAGAAAGCTTGAACCTGGCGGCGATTTCCTTGCCGTTGTCACCCCTGGAAATATCTTTCTGTGTGGCCCCTTCCAGCTTGATATATTTCCCGGCCGGGAATTTTTTACCCTTAACAGTTTTCTTATTCCTGCCAGTGTAATCAAGGTACTCCCATTCCCGAGTAATGATCTCAGCATCAAGTCCATGACGCGCAAAGCCAGCCTTTTGCTCAGCACTCAATACAGCGCCTCCCTCGGCTGCAAAAGCTTCCTGAGCGGCCTTAGATTTCGCTTCGATCTCTTCACGCTCAACAGCATCAGCCGCCTCTTTAAGTGCCCTGGCTTTTTCAGTCTCAACTCGTTCGGCTTCCCTGGCCTCGGCTGCCTCACGGTTTAGTCGTTCCCCCCTGGTAATGGATGCCTGGCTGCGATAGCCGGTCATCAGTCGAGTCTCAATTCTTTCTATGCCGATCACGATATCGTCGTAGTTGTCATAGCCCTCTTTGTGGACACTTTCAAGATACATGCGCAGAGGCACCTCATAACGCTCAATCATGCCTTCAGAGCGCCAGTTAACATCCTCAAGAAGCCATTTATAAAGCGCCTCACGATCCACCAGCACTTCATCATCAAGGCCATTAACAAATTCAGTGAAGGCCTTGTCATATTCGCCGCCAGCCTCGGATATATCCTTAATCTTAAATTCTTCGTTATAGCGAGCCATGTAATTCTCGCCGCCAACATAGGCCTTAAGGAAGGATAGAAGCTTTGCGTTGTTTGAGCCGGCGCCGAAACTTTCACGGGCCAGTTCCAGGGCTTTAGTCACGATCACGTCGTTACCGGGCTCAGGGAATACCACCTTGCCAAAATTTCGCTCATTCAAGGGCATATCATAGTAGGTGCCAAACTGAACAACCCCCTTACCATCAAACAGAAACATGGACCCACTCGAGATGGATTCAATATCCCCATACTTAACAAGATCATCCTTTGAAAATTTATTAATGTAGGAATAAATTTCATTGCCGTTTAATTGAGCAATCTCAACCTCAAGCTCAAGCTCAGGGCTTGCCGCAATCGGTTTCCAGGCTGCAGGCCACTTATTAAACGGTACACTGTAATTTTCGCGTGCATTGCCATTGATCTTATTTGTTACCCAGTAGTCTCCGGATACACGGCTAATGGAAATGGTCTCCATACCCATATTAATGGAGCCAACGCTATAAACGGCATGGCCATCGAAGTCGTTATCTTTTTGCTTAAAGGGCACGATCCGTACATAGCAGCCGGCATACAGCGCAAAGTTCATATTTCTAGGGGATATTACCTCCTCAGGGTTATCCAGCACTTCACGGCTAAATGGCAATACATCCCGGGCTTCTAGCTTAGATTTTTGACTGGCCAGGCGACGCTCTAAACGCCCTCTTTCGCTTTCAATCTTGGCTTTTGCGTCACTGACTAGCTTGGTCAATGGCTCATAACGCGGATTATCTTCGGTCATTACTCCCAAGGCTCTCTCGATCTCCTCCAGGGAGCTATAGCCGATCAGCTTGCCATTGTAATCCCGTCTGGTTGTATAGGGCTTGCTGGCTTCCTGCATCTCGCCTTCAACGGTATACACAATGTTCTTTAGTGCCCGGGCAGTTTTGGATAGACCCGCCAGCTGGGTTAATGCGCTTTTCTCCTTCATAACCCGGTCTTTTTCGACCTTGATTGCCGTCATCTTATCGAGTCGAGCCTGGTAGGCCTCCTCACCTAATGTCAGGCGCATAAGTTCAGCAGATGCCTCGCTCGCAGCGTCCGGGTTTTCCATCTTGGCCTGGTCGCTTTTCATGATCTGGCCAATCCAGTTGGCTTTCGCTTTGAGAGATCCTAGGCGGTTAATATCCATAGACCCTTTGGCAACATAGTAATAAACGTCAACATGGGACCTGGTATTACCCTGGCGCACGCCACGGCCGTTCCTTTGCTGGATACTCGCTGGAGTCCAGGGGAGTGTTAGGTGGTGAATGGCGCTAGTGCCTTTCTGCAGGTTTACCCCTACTTCCGCTTTTTGATTGGCAATGATGAATTTGAAATCGCCGCGGTTGTAAGAATCTGCAATCGCCTGCAGGTCCTCAGGTTTGCCGGCAGTGGTCGCGTTAATGATGGCAATTTCAGATTTCTTAAGCGAGGTGCTAGCCAGCAGGACACGCATTAACTTGCCGTGCTCACGTTTTTCCTCAGTGAAAACTATCTGCTTGCCCTTATCGTCAATGTGCTTTTTGATATTATCAATAAGCCTGGCGTATTTACCTGATATCGGATGCGATACCGTGTCCATCAGCTTGGAAAATTTACCCATCTCCAGGCGTTTAACCACCGCGTCTTCAAACTCGTAAGGAAGTACGAATTGAACCAGTTTACCCTTACGCTCTAGCGGTATGGTTTCATCACGCTTAATGCTGACATTAACCTGCTTTTCTTTTTCCGGGTCGTATCGTTTGCCGGTAATGGACATTGGAATGCCCGTTGATAGCAGATCTTTTACCAGGGCTTCATGCTTGGCCGGGAACCGGAAAGTCATCTGCTTGTAAAATAAATCTACATCCGTTGTGGCCTGCTCCATCTGCCGCATGATGGAAAAAATAGGCTTGATCGGTAGTGGCTGGCCATCCTCATCGAAGAGATCTGCATTCTCCGGATCACTCATGGACAGAATGGTTAACTCCAGCTCTTCTCTAAGGGTCGCGTAGATCTCCGTTTGCTCAGGGTCCAGATCGACCTCGGGCTGGTGCTCCACGGCCTCAGGTGGATTAATGCCATTATCGAATTTTACTTCTTTTGCGGTTTTCACCACGGCAAAACGATTAAACAGGTTTCTCAGGGCGGTTAAGTTTTCAAAACCAACAATGCCTTCTACCGATACCATCTCACCTGATAACTTTTGAACGTCAACGCTGCCCTTGCTGGCGAATACCTCAACAAAATCGTCAGGGGTTTTAACGCCCATACGCTCCATTTCGGACATATCTGTAACCAGGGAAAGCGCGTTGTACACTTCGATGGGGCTGTTTGTGATAGGCGTCGCTGTCAACATCACAGGACCACGGCCGTTATTGCTGTCTTTTAAGTGACCCATCTTTATGGCCATATCGGTGCCGCGTGCACTGGCATCGGTTGCCGCTAGATATTTAAGCCCGCGTGTTTCTGAGGCTTCATAAATATTCTTATAATTATGCGCTTCATCCACAACGACCGTATCAAAACGTAAATCCTCGTAATACGGGAATGTGGCATTTTTAGTAGTGCCGTCGTTATCGTATTTCTCCTGCCATTTAGATAATTTTTGAGCTTCTTTGTAATCAAAGCCCGGCTTATCTTTATCTTTGGCAGAATCCTTTTTGATTTTCTTGCGTTCTTTTTCGCTATAACCGGCTGCCGACATTAAGTAATCGGTAGCAGATCCATTGGAAAGCATTTCGTTTTCAACCATGCCGGCTGTGTACTCACTCATGGTCTCCGGGCGTAATGGGATAAGCCCAAACTGCGGCTGACTCATAACGAAAACTTTTTTATTGCTTTGCGTTGCTGCCCACAACTTGGTTTTGATTTCTTCAGGCGTGTCCTCTTTTATAACGTCCTGAAAAATCAGTTTGCCGTTAATCTTTTTCTGCTCAGGGCTTCCGTCCGGGTTTTTGTTTTCGGTATAGACAGGCTCTTGCTGCACTTCACCGTCATCACCATAAACCGGGCTAATGCCGATAAACTGGTAATGGTCCAGGGACTTATGAATGGCACGGGCTTCGTGATACCAATTTGCAAGTACGGACTTGGGAACAACAATGGCTGAGCGATTGGAGCGGCCGTTCTGGATATTGTATTGAATAAGTGCCAGGGCCGTGAACGTCTTACCCAGGCCAACATCTAGGCCAATAATACCTTTGCCGTCATCCGATATACGGCGCACGGTAGAGTTTTGAAAACCATGGGGCGCGATATCACCAGATAAGTTTTCCAGGCCTAGTACTGCCTCGGAATAATTAACTGGCATGTGCGTGTTGAACGTCGCGTTGTATTGCTCAGCAATCAATCCAGACTCTTCATGCTCTCGCATAAAATCATTAAACTGGGTAATAAGGTCGCTTAACGTGTCGCGATATTCTGCAGCATTGGCGCCAAGCATTTTGGACCCGCCTTTAATTTTCCGCCACTCACCATCTTTATCAAAAGCGAACCCACGGTTTAAATGCTTGAGTAATTGCTGATCGAATAATTTAGGGGCGGTACCCGTGTGAGCCCAGCGCTTTGTCTCCTTATCGTAGAAAAACGGATAGCCTGCCAGGTCCATAAACTCTTCAATGTATTTTGGATTGGTCCACTTGTCGGTAAATTTAAGGTTTACATCCTTGAGCTCAGTGAATGGGCGATTTTTTAGAATGTAATCGCGCTGGTAATTGAACTTGGCTTTTTTCCTCATATCGCTTTCATTGCGAATCAAGACATTCAATTGCTGCAGTTTTTTGTACAGGTCTCCGGAGAGGTAATGCTCCATTGTCATCACATTGCCACTAGACGTTAATGCGATGCCTTCATTATCCAGCAGCTCGCGAATATCCGTCATAGGTGGCAGGCCGTCATACAGGTCTAATACCGTATATGGGCTAACATCCAATTGGATCGTTTGAGCTGTCAGGTAATGAATGATCGATACCGGGTCGGTCGAGTCGTAGACAGGTACCGTGCTGCTTTCTACTTCACCGCGCAGTAATGCGTTATAGCCGCCGCTCTTTTGAACTGAGGCCTGGTACTGCATCCAGTCGCGTGCATTCGTAGAATTGCGCTTAACTTTGGCCTTGTGCGGGTTGCCGTGCTGGTGGATCTCTTTTGAAACGATGGCCTGGACAATCTCCAGCTGCTCGCCGTCGTTTTCTCCTTTTTGCATGGCGAATGAATCACGGGCGATTACCTGACCAATCAATGAACCGCGCCACGCGATTTCCTGAAGGGGTCCATCTACCTCACCACCAAACAAAAACGCCGCGTTAGCTTGTGGGAACTCTCTGAGAAGCATTTTAGGCCAGGTCTTATTAACCGCCTGCACTTGATCATAAGACAAGGTTAAACAGCCTTCAGGCGTTTTAAGCTGATCTCTAAGCTGGTCCATGGACTCGGCGCCAAACTTGTACTCATCCAGGGAGTTTAGATCCAAGTTGAAATTAACAGATACCCACTTGCCGTTTTCTAATTCGTGCTGCACTCCGTTGATCGTTTGCGAATCGCCTTCAGTGTATTGAGGCAAATTAACCTCGGCACTCTCCAGGGCAGCCCAATCGATACGAGAATCAAATTTAGTGCCCAGTGCTTTACGAATCGCTGCCTGTTTCTCTTGCTCAGATCCATCAAACGCTACTACTAATCGCTTGCGCTGTTCGCCCACCATGGATTGCGCACCCAGTAGGTATTTTTTGCCGGCGCCAATAAACCAATTACCCTGGATAAACTCGTTATAAAATACTTTGGTTTCTTCCAGTAGCTCAGGATCAGCAGCTTTTATTTTTTCCAATAAATCCTTAGGGTGTTTCTTGAGTAAAATCACGTCCACCGGCACTTCGGTACCGTGCTGGCCCTTTTTAAAAGTTTTGGAAGGCATGCGAACGGCGCCCAAAAATTCGGCTTTGCGGCTGATTTCACGGCGAAACTGAGTAAAGCCCTTGGACTTGCGATCAACCACCCGAGTAGGAATAAGCAGACCCACCAGGCCGCCATAACGGACCTTATCGATAGAGCGCACAATAAAATATTGCTCCAGGGTTAAATCTTCGCGATCGGCATAGGCCGGGTCACGGCTTCTTAACGGCCTGCTATTTGAAAAAGGCACGTTACCGATGATCGCATCCAGGCTGTGATCCGGCATGCTGGCGGCTTGCTCTTCAAACGATAGGTTGTCCACGTCATCGTCAGGGTTTAACAGGTTGCATACTTTAGAGCTGATATTGCTGAGCTCACTGGCCACCACTTTGGTTTTAGCCGGCTTGGTACCCAGAAACACTCCGGACCCACACGACGGCTCACCAACAGATCCGCCGTTAAATCCGTTTTTCTTGAGCATTTCCCAAGTGGATTCCGCGGCATGCTGAGGCGTGTAATATTCTGTTTCGCTATTCTCTGATTTCAAACCACCGCGGCCGGTATAGGATGCCAACAGGTCGCGCTCTTCACTCGTTAGAACATGACTAGCATCTATACTATCGATTAGCTGAATTACCCGGGCGTTTAGCTTTTCACGGGCAACGACGGCTTGGCCGGCTTTAACGCCAAAATCGAGACTCTTCTCCTGCTCATTTGCTGCGAGGTCATCGATGGCGTCGAAAAATATCTCTTCAATCTCATCAAAACTATCCGCCCCTTTTATCATGGCTTCAAATTCTGCCAGGTCGGCAGCGTCTAAGATGGTGCCCGGGTTGCGGTCCAATATAGGCTCTTCTTTGTGGCGAACCGTTTTGCCGGCACCGGTAGTGGCGATTTCTGAGACCTCCTCATAATCCATGTAGCCATCCACAGGAACGGCCTTCCAGGCGCTAGAATCCATCACATAGCTAAAGTCATGAGGGCTCATGGTTTTCAGCTCGATAGGCTTGCCCTGGAGGCCATGGGCCACATCAAGCAATGCCTGTAGTTCATCCACCTCTATACCAGGGCCGTCAATACTCGCCCCCGAATCATCAAATATTACTGAGACCGTCTCCCCGGACAGGGGAGATTTTGCATGAAACTTAATCATTAAATTACCTAGTTGTTTTCGGATTGGATGGAACTCTTGAGGGGGGTGCTGGCGTTGAATCCGCCGTGCACATGAGTAGGCTCATAAAATGAACTGGCCCTTTTTTCAATACGGGCTTTATCGAAGGTTCCTGAGCCCATCAGCAGCTCCTCCATGGCCACAAGGGTCGTGATCTCAGTGTTTTCAAGGGTCGCTATATGTATGTCATTAGCGTCTTGGTGTTTGCGTATAGAGGACAAGCCACCGGTCTTGTCCAGTAAGAGCTCAATTTCCACGCCTGGGGACACATCAAACGAATGGGAGAATTCATAGTTAGTTTCTTCAACTACAACCTGGCCACCGGCTATCATGGATTTCCAATGGCTTAGCAGCTGCTCGCGATAGTTTTTTGATTGGTCGAGTTTGCTGTGTTCATCGACTGAAAATTCGCGCTCCTCTTCAGTAACACCCGCCAGCAGCCCCATCATGAATTCAAAGGCTTCCGGGTCTTTGTGCTGCAGAGTGGCGGCTCGGGCTGGTGTGGACAGCTCTTGAGTGAGCATGGTGAAAATCTCGGTAAAGCCGTCCTTGTAAACTTTGCCCTGGTAGGCATTTACAAAGTTATCCTTAAACGCTATTTCAGTGTCTTTGTAGTTTTTGTTGTTATTAAGAACACTCAGCTTTTCGGGCTCAGTTTCTCCGGACTCGGCCGCACGGCGCCTTAGGAATGAATTGGCGCCGGCCTTGATCCTCGGGTTATTTTCGAGAATGTGGGTTAGCTCATGGAAGGTGGTACCACGTTCAACGCCGGTCCCCAGGTTGTATCTGTACGCCGGCACATTAGCGCTCGCTCGGACCTTCTTACCTCGCTTTTCTGGCGGGAAATAATCCACGGTCAAATAGGGAATGGCTCCATGGCATAGTTGGTAGAAATCAGCCACATCTTGTTTAAATTTCTTAAGCCCACGATCTCGCTTAATTACCTTGAGGGCGGCCGGCTCGATCGTTATTGAGCCGGCCCATTTTTTAGCCTGCTTATCGGTTATAGGGCTAAGGGCAACTACTCCCTTTATTAGCTCTTCACCGGCTGCAGCTAATTTCTTTCGAGGCTCATTTTTGGCTTCCCGCAAGGCATCAAAAGCGAGCTCCTTAACCCTCCTCATCTCGGCCCATTCTTCGAGAGAGATATCATCCGCCCCATCACCATAAGCGGCATCATTTACCTTTTTCTTGGCAGCCTCATAGGCGATGTACTCGGGCAATTTTTGGAGCTTGTCGAAGTCGCCACGGTCGTTAATATCCCCCATGATCGTGGTTATATTTTCGGCTGCCAGGCCTTTTAGATATGCCCCGTCCTGGTCCAGACGTTTGAGCCCAAGTGTCTGCATTGCCCCCCTGGAATCCTGGAAAATATCGCCTTCAGATCCTTCCTTCATTCGCTCGATAGCCGCCTCAATTAGGGCGTTTTTATCATCGTCAATTTGGGCGGATAGCAGCTGGTTAGGGTTGTTTTCTTTTAGGTATCTAAGGGCGGTCGAGATCGATGCCAGGCTCGATTGCTCATCAAGAACAGTGGCCAGGGCTTCATTGCTTTTGGCGTCCTTGATATCGGCCACAGACAGGTTTGAAAGGAATAAGCGCTTAACACTGGCCATGGTAGAAAGTATTAAAACAGCCCCAGAAAAGCCCCGTTTTGATACTAATTTGATACCGTTTGAGGATCTATCTAGTATTGTTTCGGTATTTTCCTCTAAAGTGACCTCGGACCACTCAGTGTTGACACCATCGAGAATAAGGACTAAATTTGGGTTGTTGGACTCGGAGTTATGCACTAAGTCAGCCGCGTTTCCTCGCTTATGCTTGAGAGACTGTAATGGGAATGCCTGCGCCCCCTCCGAGTCCAATAACACCTCTGTTTCATGTTCCCTGTTTTCACCATTCCCATAGTCAGCCGGGACTAGAAAACCATTCCAAACCAATGCCCCTTTTTTAACCGAAACATTCAGTGGAAATGCAGCGTGCGTTTTATCCTTTGATACCCTCATGCCGGACTCAAGCATAAGGACACCTGAGGTATGTGGATGCCTAGGATCTGTGTTTGTGTAAACCCTGCCATCGATCGGCTTTGATCGAGATCCCTTTAGAAGATTGACCAGCTTCCGAACATCCTGCCTATGCCGAAGATAAATATGTGCAAGCTGGGAACCTGTAACAAAAAGATCTCGCTTCCCTGAAAATCCAGGGTTAAGTTTTGCCAACTTCTTAACTACGGTGGGAGACAATCGCCCCAGCCTAAACACTGGAGACTTGTCTTTTCTCTTCTCAATTTTCATCAATGCAGATCGACTCCTGCCCTCGATGAAACTGAAGTATTCGGCCAAGCTCAAACGAGACTGAGCGGAATCTAGGACCTGGCTTGGAACATCCAGTACCCCCACCACGGCGCGCACTAGGGATTTAAACTCCTCGATAGGCATGGCCACGATCGGACCTAAAAATAATGGGTTATCGTACTGGGCAAGGTAGGCATCCCGGGCAGCTTGCTCGGATGAAAAGCCCAACATAACTTTATCTTCATCGTAATATTCTGGGCATGCGCAGCGTGCCGGCACAGACTCGCAATTAGGGCAGGAATCCCCAGGCCACTTGCTCACCTTTTCAATGGCGTGCTGTTTAACAATGTAGGCATATTCGGCTTTGCGATCGGGACCGATATAAACGTCTAAGGCTTCCCCATCATTGCCAAGGGCGCCGCCGCGGATATAGCCATAATCCCACTTCATTTCTATTTCCCAATCCTGGCCATGAGGATCGGTGCCGGCGCGGATATCGCCTTGCTGATTTTCGATGGCTATGGATAAGCCCTGGAATGAATAACTGTCTTGCAGAGTAAAAGTCATGACGCACGCCGATATATTATCCAGGCATGCTAGCGGTATCTGCAGGGGGGAATTGAACCGGCGAAAGTGTGTTTCTTACAGGCATAAAAAAACCCCTTTCGGGGTCGCTTAAATAGCCTTTAATTTCTCCGGGCCAGATCGGTGATTAACCCGACAGCAGAGTTTAAATCATGACCACCTTGGGGCTCATCGCATACCGCAATAAGGTATTGCCCTGCCCCCTTGGTAACGATCGCAAGCGCCAGGCTATCAGCCGTTAATCGCTCGCCATTTTCAGACACGATAACGCCTTCAATGCCGGCGCTATCCAGGGCAGCTTTTAAACGCTGGCCATCTTTTGCATACTCTTCATTTGAAACAGTCATAACAGAATCCATGAGCCCCTTTCGGGGCTTCTTATTAAGCGGCCATATTGGCCTTGTAGTAATCGATTACAGGCTGTTTGATCTGGTCCACAGTGCCCTCCTCCTTTTTGACGATATCCTCTACCAGTTCGATAAAGGGTACCGGGTCATAATGGGTAAACTTACCCGCCAGCAACTCATCAAGACGGGTCAACACCTTGTCAACTTTAGCCTTCAAAGCCGCCAGCGCATCCATCATGGTTTTTTGCAGGGTACGGCGCTCCTTACGAACTACCCCAGGGACCACTAGGGCCTCCAGGGAGTTCATAACTACTTTCTGGTGTGCACGTCTCTCTTTCCTGGATAAGGCCATTACAGACTCCCCGCGGCTGCCGATAACAACTCAGTTAGCTTGTCAGTAGCCTGGTTCAATAGATCATCAAACTCTTCAACGCGGCCGGCCTTTTCCAGGACCTCTTCCACTTCCTCCAGGATCTTGTCAAATTCAACGTGGTCGGTTTCTTCACCAGCAACCAAACCGTTTAATTGATCGATTGCCACCTGCTCAGGGTTTTGGGTTTCAGGATCAACCACCGGGGCCGACTCAGAGCCTTTTAGCTTTTCAAGTAAAACCTTCACCGGCTTCCCTTCCATTCTTGAAATTTGAGCGCCAAGTACTCCGGCTAATTTTTCCAGGTCCGGGTAATCCTCTCGATATGTGTCAGCATAATCATTGTCAATTAGCGCAGCATCGACAATCTGCCTTAAGGTTGCAGGGACAACCACAATCGCATTGTCATCAAAATTATTTGAGATCATTTTAATGGCTGGACCGTCTGTTCTTGGGTCTATTGCTACCCAATACTGGCCTCTTGGCCCTGGCCCTGTAGCGTAATCATCACCAACTAGCGGTCTAGGCGCATTGAAAAGAATCCAATCCTTATTTAGACCATCAGGAATTTCTGATTCATAAATACCGTCAGCATCAAGTATTTGCTGATAGGTATTTAATGCGGCATGGCCAGGCTCGGGATTAACCTCAGGTACCGGCTCAGGGACCACCTCAGGCTCCGGAGCTCCACCGGTCAATAGGTCCGGCTGCATATCATCGCTGCCGAAATTTACATCAAGCTTGGTACCCACACGGTTTAAGATATCGGATAACGTAACCGGTACCGGCTCGCCAAACATATCGGCTACTGCCAGGCGGTTTCTAATCAGCTCAGCATTCACCTCAAGTGCCATTAATTTAAAGGCCTCAGCAAGGCGGGCAGATGAACGGCCGTTTTCGCTAATGAATATGGCCAGTGCTGCAGTGCTCGGATCAATATCACCAAACAAGCCCTGTTGCTTAATCAATTCCTTAATATCGTGCCCATCACGACGTGCCTGGCGTATCAGCTCAGTGGCGCCAGTAAGGGCCGACATAGCTTCCTGGTCTAAGCTCGTTTCAATACCATCAGCTAGGCCTGAACCCATTTGATCGGCCGCGTCTGCAGACAGTGCACGCATCTCAATGAAAGCCGGCGCAGCGTTATTCATGGCCTTGATAATGTTCTTTTGCTCATCGGTTGTTTCTTCAACAGACAAAGCAATTAAACGCTCATCATTAAAGGCCTTGGCAAAAACAGCCGCTTGCATACGGATCTGGGCAGCCTGGTTAGGTTGGCCATCCGCAGTCATTAATGAGCTCGCATCATTGCCGCCGATCGCTTGCATAAACTTGCTAACAAACGAACGGTTTGAAGCCGCCAGCAGATCGCCAGATTCACTAGGCTCAAAAACATACATCATGGCATCGTCAATGGCTTGGGCATCCGTCTTGGCAGTTTCAAGTGGGCTCATTGCCTGCAGGTCCGATTTGTTTGCTTCCTTGGCAAATTGAACACGATCAAGCTCAGTGATACGTTCGCGCACCAGGATTGGGTCCTCCATTCCTTCGATCATTTCAGCTTTTAAACCAAACTTGGCAGCGTTAGCAATTATCCAGGCGCGATACTCGTCTGCATTGCCTTCCTTGTATGCTTTTTTAATGGCCATGGTACGGCCGTTGCCAGATTCCACGGCATTATCACCGCCAACGATCGGAGCACCCTGAGAGGCATTCACACTGTCGCCAAGGTGCTTAGGCTTAAGATTGGTCGAGATGGTTTGCACTTGAGCAATGCTGCCGGCGCGTGTGCGATCGCGAGGCTGTAATTCGCTTGGGAATTCCGGGTTAATGGTGCCGTCGGTATTGTTTGAGGCCTTCAGCTTTTTAGCTTCGATCACCTTAAACTTGGTATCCACTTCGGTACCCATGGCGGTATCAACCTGGCTAAGTGCGCCCAATGGAGTCTCATAGCGAGGACCCGCGGCCACCTTAGGGCTTTGCAGTTCGCTAACTTGCTCGATAACACCATCAAGATCAAAAATGTCAGTACTAAAGCCTGCACCTGTAATCATGTACTTACCGCTACCCTGGGGAATGATTTTTAAATCATTCAACTGAGGCAGTTCAATAGAATTACCCAACAAGGCCTCTTGTACCTGCAGGCCTTCCGCCTTAAGAGCTTTAACCAGGGCTGTATTATCGGTACCGCCGAATCCAGTCTCAGGCTTTTTGCTAGCCAGCTTTTTAAAGCCAAACTTACCAATAATATCCAAGATAGATAACCCCTTAGGATCGCCGCCGTAATCCTGATCATAAAGCAGCTCACCTTTAATTTGCCCCTCAGCTGTGAAACGGGTCTTGCCATCATTACCGGCAGGTCGGAAATTAATCTCATTTTCCCCCTCGCCCACAACGTAAAGACTATTTTCCATAATCGTTACATGACGAACGGCTGCAAACTTTTCGATAGTAGCGGCATCAAGCTCCATTTTTTGATTCCGACTTTCTTTTTCTGCCTTAGCTTTATCCTTCTCAGGCGTAGCCACAGCCAGCATCTCTTCAGCCTTTGTAATCAAGTCATCAACATCAACACCAGGTTCAGTTAAATCAAATTCAACTTTAGTTTCGCCAGCCTTAATACTGAAAATAGGCACAGGGAACATATCGCCCTGGTACTTAACCAATACGCCGGCATTAAACGCCATGGCATCGCCGCCAACATACTGATCACGTTCGCCACTGGTCATGGAAAAACCAATTTCATCTAACTGGTTCATTACCTGGATGTACAGATACTCGAAAATGGTTTCCGTGTACTGAATGAAATCTCTATTCGCCATGTAACCAGCGAAAGACATACCGGCCTTGCGAGCCTTGGCTAAATCATTCATCACCTCTTCAGGTAATTCTAGGTCCTGTATCGGTCCAGGAATTAAAGACATATCAAGCTCTACATCCTCGCCTTCACGCTCCTCAATAAACACAACCCGGGCCCCTTGGGACAGTAGGGTTAACTCTAAGCTTTGCCCTTTAGGCATTGTTAACTGATATACATGCGAGTTATTGCGAGGGTTAGAATGGAATGACGCTGAATTTTCTTGCAGTACTGGGTATGCCCAGGCGATATTGCCCTGGCTAAGTACAGCAGGTAGCGCTAAATCCAAAGCTTCCCAGGCGCCGGTAGAGGAATCAAAACTGCCTTCTCTTTTAGCCTGGTTTGGTAAACCCTTGATCCATGCAACAAGCTCAGCCTCGCGAGATCCAGCCTCACCGCCTTCACCATCCGTATCAATACCCTTAATCTGGCCTAGTGTTTTAGGGGTCCAGTAAAGATCGATTTCAAAAGAAGGGCTATTCACCATCTCTTCAATTGAGATATAACCAAGCTCAGCACCCTGCCCCAGATTACCCAAACCAAAGGCCTGCTTAACGCCGCCTTCTACATCCTTCTCAGTGATATGGCGATCTATTGAGCTGGAGAAATAGTGAAGGTATGCCACGGCTTTATCGCCCATACCATCCTGGCCATACGTCTCAGGCATGCCATCGATGGTAGCCTTGAGTTCAAGCATTTTTTCAGCCATACCCTCGCGCTCATCACCTTTACGGAGCATATCCGCAATAACCGGGCGCTGGCCCTTTGGTATAAAGTGCATGATCGCCAGCATGGCATCCTTGCCCTTTTGGACCACGCTTTTTTCTTCCGGCTTATCACCATTAGAGGCTGGCTTGGCCTGGAGATTCAGCCTGGCCAGGTCTTCCTGGTAAACCTTGTCCATGCCGGCGATTGGCTTCACGGTGCCTATTAATTTGTGATCTGGATGGGGCGCGTCTATGCGTTTTTCTAGGTTGGCGTAAGAACCGCCGACGTTACTTAACCAAACAGTTTCGCCGTCGCTATCCAGGTCCACCAACTTAACCTTTTCGTTCATCCACTTGTGGGTGTACTCAATTTCTAGGGTGCTGTCCTCGCGCTCTTCTGCCCAGAGTCTAAAATCCAAGTCATGAAAGCGAGCGGCGCCGATATTATCAGCAGCTTTGGCCAGAGAGGTTTTGATCTGGTATGCAATCTCTTCGTCGTGCCCCGAATTCTCTTCAATAAACTTGGCAAAACCAGGGCGCATATCGGCCGGTACCGTAGACAATAAGAATACTACGTCCGGGTTTTGCAGCATTTTAACGGTGCCGTTTTTAATGCCGTGTCGGTGCATATAACTGGCGATGGCTTTTTCATATTGGGCCACGTCGCCAGCAGCCCCAGGCAAGCGTCCTAAAATAGCGTCAACCTCGGCTAATTCATCCGGAGACATTTTGCCCTCAGCTTTCAGGGTTTTAAGCTCGTTAATCGAATAGGCCGGGATTTTACCCAGTACGTCCGGCTCACCACCTTGAGATTCAATGTAAGCTTCCATCTCGGCAGATAACCCTTTCTGGGCAGCAAAGCCACGCCACTTTTCAAGGTTGGCAAAGTGCATAGAAATACTGCGGAAATTCTCATTGAAAATTTGCGCGGCATCCATGCTATTACTGCCCCGAATATCGATAGCATTCTGCAATGAACTGGCAATGGTGCCTAAGGCCTGCAGGGTATTATCAATTTTTACTTTTATGCCCTTGGGAATATCGGCCTCCGGAGCAACTTCAGGAAAACGGCTAGCGTAAATCTGGCCAATCATATCAAGCTGCAATTCGTACTTTTGCGGCAGTGTGCCGGCAGCCTTGGCGCCGTTTAATAAGTCCAGCGCAGCCTTGAGCTCTTCCTGAGATACCTTGTAAGAATTGATAGTGGCCGCGGCATCGATCGCAACCAGGTTATCATTGCCACCCACAACAGTAAGCCCTGGCTTGCCGGCGAGCTCTGCTTTCATTCCATCTATTTCAATCTGAATTTTTGCTTTAGTATCTTCATCAGTTACTTCTAACTTCCGATCACTAAATGTCTTAATATTTTTTAATAAATCTAACTTACTTTTACGATCCACAATAAAACCCTTATAAATACAGTGTAAAAGGTCGCGCACATATCGGCGCGACCGGACAAATTAAAGTTTTTCAACTATGTAATTAAATAATTTGTCCCATGCCTCGCCCACTTCACCATCAACATCGGCAACAGCTCTTAGTCGCTCCAGCAATGTCATTTGGTTTTCATACTGCCAGCTAGCCGCTTCCTTCAGCTGCCAAAGACTGGCCACCTTGGGACCATCTATTTCATACCAACGGTTCATTGCGTTCTCTGCGTAGCGCAGTGCATCGTCAGCCTTTTCAAGATCGTCTTTGGTAGCTTTGTAGCAGAATGAAGCGATTAGCTTGTTAGCGGGCTCTACCAGGCTTTGGATCATATCTACCCGTGCAAACTCATCGTTTGAATAGCCTGATCTTTCAGTGCGAAAAATCACGGTATCGATAAGGTCCCGGTACTCTTTAAGCGCAAGCTCTTCAGTGCCCTCTTTGCCCCAATCGAAAATATCTTCACCATATTTCTTAGCGAAAATAGTTTTCATTTTAGTGCGCAGCTTCCACACGCCATTGCCGCCAGCGATAACCTGCTTAGGCGCCATATCCCCATACTCCTGGATGAAATCCAGTGCACGGTCCACAGCATTAAATTGGCCGGCTTTGTGAGCTCGCTTGATCGCTTTCACGATATACCCGGAGTACATGGATCTGGGGTATTCACCCTCGGCTCCGGTATCCGTTAGATAAACCTGCATAAAGTTATCAGCCATTATCTTGGCAAGAACAGCCCAGCCGGCCATATCGGTAGCCTCTTGGACACGTTCGATAAACTTAAGCAGCATCGGTTTATCTATATCAAGATTGCCCACCATCTTTCCCTGGACCGTCTCGTTTTCATTGAGCTCCCGGGTAACATTTTGGCCCTTGGCCAGGCTTTCTATATCTTGATTGGCCGATTGCCAGTTTTTACCTAACAGCATGTTCAGCAGGTTTTCACCGGCCGTTGTCAGCTTGTTTTTATTTAGGTATTTGGCGTCTGTGTTTAGCTGGTCCCGTACCGCGTCAAAATCAGATAGGCCTAGCTTGCGGGCTTTTTCTTTGCGGAACTTTGCGGTAGTGGTGCCAGTAATAAACAAGGCGATGAATTGCACGACGGTCATGCCCATAGCTTCCAGGCGCGCCATGATAGATTTCTCATCTTTCACATCGGGCTCAGGGTCCGGTACCACTTTGGCCTTGGCGTCTTCGACTCGTTTCTGCAGATCCGCCAGCTGTTTGGTCAGTTCATCATTAAGGTCATAGGCCACGTCAATGCGTCGGTCGCTATCTAACTTAAAGTTCTTATTCCACTCAGTGGATTCGTCTTTATCAGCAATAGATTTCTCTAAATCGCCAATTTCATTGCCCAGGCTAACTTTTTGCTCTTGAGCACTGGCCAGGGCTTCTTTATCTGATGCCATGCCTTCTTGGCGCTCAGTAAACTTAGCTGTATTGGCCGCTACTAGCTGAGCAACGCGATTACCTAAAGTATTAAGGGCAATGTCCACCAGGCCGTTATTGTCCGTCTCAGGACTCATCCAGGCCGTAACGTCGCGAGAGTTCAATAACCAACGAAAACCAATCAAGGTATCGTCTTTGGTGATTTTTTCGGGATCACCATCGGGCGCGTGAAATACCACACTGATTGACTGGCCATCCGACAACGGGAACTTAACCGTTAACGTACCGATCATGCCGTTTTTACGAGGCTTGCCTATTTCTGGCTCCAGGACTTTGATTGCAGGTCCCGCTTTACCCATAGAGGTATTAAAGGCGCGCTGCAGGGCTCGCATTTTTCGGCTTAATCGAGAATTTTCTACCACGATGGAATCGAGAATAAACTGGTGCATGAGCTCGCCACCAAAGGCGCTATCCAAAACATCCAGGGAATTATCTTCAAACGCTGCGTGCGGGTCATCGCCCTCAGACATTGCCGCGGTGAATGCCGCTATATGCTCCGGAGAAAACCCAACATTAGGGCCGTCTACAAAGTTGTTAATTTTTAAACCTTTCACAGTGTGTCCTCCAGGGCGTCTATCTGGCTGTATAGCGAATCGTTATTTGCTTGAATATTCCTAAGGGAGGTATCACTGCTACGTTTTGAGTACATGGCGTCCTCAAGATTCAGCCTCGCCGCCGTCTCCTTCTCCACCAGCTCCTCTTTACGGGCTAATAGTGGGGCAATGCTGGCGGTTAGGTCTTCAAGTCGCTTGCGCACGGTCAGGGCACGTTTACGAGGCGTAGAAGTGGTTTTTTCCTGCTTCTCAGCAAGCTTGGCTAGTTTCTCATCGAATTTGGGCTGATTTTTACGGACCATGGCGGCCAATTCTTTGGCTATGGACGTGATATCGCCCTTAGCCCGGAGTGGCACCACGCGATTATTCAGACGAACCTGGAATACCGCCCCTTGCGCCGTCACCTGGAGCATTATGGTTTGGCCATTGCGCAAAATTATCAGCGCTTTTTTAGTCTGGACCCCACTTGCCCGGGTTGGCTTGTTGGACCCCTCGACTCCGATCACACCAATTTTATGGCGTTTTAATGCTTTAACGAGTGGTTCTAAGCCAGTTTCATTAAACTGATCATAGTCCCACTTCGCATACGATTCTCTTGGCATGAGTGCCCCCAAATTTAATTACCAGGGGAGTCTATGGGATAGGCTAGGCGGGAAATGAACCGTTGAAAGTGTGTTAAGTGGGGATATGTAAAACGCTCAGAAATACAGAAAAGATTCAGGAATATGAAAAACGCTCAGGAATACGAAAAAGGTTCAGAAATATGAAATTTACTTAGAAATATGGGATTCACTTAAAAATATGAAAATCGCTTAAAAATATAGAATTCCCATAAAAAAAGGCAGGCCAGCGTTGCCGCTAACCTGCCCCCTTCAGGCAGACAAAGACTTTAATCAATACCCATCCTAGACTGATTAAGTTTTACACTTAATTAGCGGCTAATTCAACCTTAACGCCGGCTAAACCATTTTCTTTATCGCCCCAATAGATTGCATATTCCATGGGTAAATTTTTAGTCTTGCCGGTCGTATCCATTACCGTCACGTCTGCAGAGCAAGTGCGGATCTCTCGCTTGGTAAGATAATTTGTTTCGGCCACGTTATTTAATTTGCTGGCGGATATTTTAGAGATGGCCAGTACTGGTATCTCATTGGCCGATTCAATGGCCAGGCCTTCAATGCCTGAGTGATCACACGCCGGGATTACCAGGGCAGTATTAAACACACCCAATTCATTCGCTTTATAGCCGCCAATTGCGACAGCAACGACTAGGGAAATCCCCATAATTTGCTTAAACGAGGCTTTCTTTTTATCGGTCATTCTTTAACTCCTTGGCATAAATTGCCAAGGAACTATAACTAACTAAAAAGTACTGTCCAGAGCAAGGCACTGAAAAATATTATTGTTAGCCAGTCGTATTGATTGGGAACTCAATATAACAATGCACTTCGGTACCGGATTCCGGCAGCACAAAGTCCGGCAGTTTAACCAGGGCATGAGATAAATTGCCGTTACTGTCCTCGAGGTAAAGGGTTGATTGGTTGTAAGGGGCGATGGCCACGCCGTCTGGCATTTCCGCACCAGGAGGCATGACACCACCTACCGTCGCCGGCATAACGCACTTAATCAAAAGCTTACCATTCGACCATTGCATATCGCTTGGCTGTAAATCGCGAGTGTAAAAAACACCGGTACCATTGCCCAGGTCGCCAGTAAAACCAGGATCGGTTTTTTTGCGCGCCAAGGGCATGGCTTGAACGGTTTTAGTTGCCACATCCACCAGCAAGGGCTCATGCCCTAAGTGGAATTTTACGATCTTGTATTGCTCGGAAACTAGGCCGCCCATGGCAGGGCCCACGCCTTCTACGCAAGCGGTTAAGGTTCGTGCTATTAAGTAACTCATAAGATGGTCTCAGATTAATCTAAGGCCATCCTAGAGAAGTGCTGGCGGTTCGAGTGAACCCTCGAAAGTGTGTTTTAACTCCAGTACTGCACGCTTGCCTTCTTCTCGCCCACTATCGCGACGTTATCCAACCCCCCTGCTCCCATTATCTGGGTAGGGCTAACAGCAGCAAACTGAAAGGCGCCTCTACGAAAGGCAAGTTTTCCAACCGTCGCTTCCATCTTAACCGAGTATCCCAAGGATGTAGGTGTATACATAATCAGACCCCTTCAATGAGCACGCAATTCTTATTGTTAACGGCGGCGCTAAGGCTAAGTAATAGCAGACTCTTGCCACTAACATTAAGCATTGCACCCATTTCCGCCGATGAAAAACCGAGTCTAGGTTGATATATATTTTTAATAGGAATATCACTTCCCATGATGGCTGCAGAAAACGTCAAAGGGTGAACGGGCATTCCGTAGCTTCCATCTTCTAATTCCACTGGAAAGGAAGTGGAGGTGCCAGTTTGCGTCGTGGTGGCAGCCATACCTGCACACAGGTGAGATACTCCGGTCAATTTAGTAGTCACTAAGACACTACCATTACTACCGGTATTGCTTTCGACATGGTTAGGGTTGACATAAGAAGCAGTCATTTCTAACGCCCAAAGCATATCTGCAGCGTTATCGTATTTATGGACTGTCGAGTTTTCTACTTCATGTAACTCTGTAATCACGGTTGATTCATATCCATCCGACCTGGTAACGAAGGCCAAAGTGTCGGTTACACCTATATAAAATACTGAACCTGCCTCGTCGAACTCTAGGTTAGCAAAGTTAGAAGTGCTGGTGGATGTATGGCCATAGGCCGGGTCAACGAATGCACCCTCAACATAATCACGGCAAACTGATAGTCGAAGAAGACCAGCATCGGTGCCGATCAAACTTATCATTGTTTTATGTCCAGGGAACTCACTATGATCTCTGGAGACAACCGCGTCCGTCCCGTCATTAACCACCATAGTAAACTCTCTACCTGGCGTTATAGGTAAGCTTCCGTCCATCACCTGACAGTTACCTGCCTGTAGGTTGGCTGACAAGTTAGCGGGATCTGTTTCACCGCAAAGTATCTTTGCAACGTCACTTTTTACGTCGGCTGCAGTGTGACCTAAGGCCGCTATTGTATATCTAAAAAGCATAATTCATTTTCTCTTTTAATTAGTTACGAGGTGGCGTAAGTGAAGAATTTAATGTTTAAGTCGCTGCCGGGATTGGTGGTGCCTACCCGCGTGATATTTACAGATACAACATCGGTTACAAGCAATGACAAGCCCAGCTTATTTATCTCTACTGAGCTTTGACCTGGTGACAAAGCCAAAGTGTGACTGAGCAAACCGTTAACCATTATGTTCATTAGCAAACTATCTCCCACTGGTGGAGTGTTTACATGAGCGGTTGCCTTAAACACTTCTATGGAGCTGTCAGGGCTCCACATAGCGGTACCTACTGACACGCTTAGCGCCCCAGTGTGGTGAAATTCCGTCACCTTAACAGTGTCTAGCGATACTGCCGGGACCTCTACCTTGCTTATATTTCCAGGATAGGAACCGGCTACTATTTCCGCCCCAGTATTAATCTCATCGTCGCTTAGAATTTCACCGACAATAAAGGTTTCACCAGTCGCCAATTGCAGCGTACTACCCACCACGCCAAGGCTACCAATGCCTGGTGCTGCCACTGTTGCAATGCCAGGCACTACCTCAGTCGTTAATGGGTATTCAGAGCGGATAGAATTACCCACAACATGTAGCACGTTATTAGCAATAACCGCTCCAAGTGTGCTGCCATTTTGCATGGTGGTAGCAAACTGAGCTATGTAGTCCAGGTCCTTATTGAACTGGAACCATTCACCGCCCTCGAATGCCCAGAAACTATTACCGTCCCATACTATTTTGCTCGGGTAGGTCATTCCTGCCGGGGCGACCTCCTTAACAAGTAGGCCTGTCGTAGAATCTATCTTCTTAATTTTTCCATCGGCATCGGTACAGATGTAAATGTAGTCATCCACAACAACAAGACCACCACCACTACTACCCGTCAGTATGCTTGCATCACTAGTGATTACAGTCATACCACTTAAGTCAGGATTGAATGAGATCAACTGATCAGAACTTGATCCGAAAGAAACAAACCTGCCGTTGCTTAATTTACCTAGCCCGTACAAGTTATCATCAAGTGACGCTGTTGAAGCAGATCGCTCCAGTACATTCCATGAAGAATCCAACTTAAAGATCTGATCAGCGACTGTATTTGTAAGCCAATAAAACTCCCCATCCCAGAATATACCACCTGTATTTAGGGATTCAGTCGTAGCTACAGGTCCCGGAGTCGTTCCAATTCCTGTAACTATTGTCTGGCTGTCAACGACAGCAGGACCAGGAATAGCGGCCTTAGCGAATAAAGAAGTATCTATCGCCTCTCCTGAGCCATACACACGCTCTATATTTCCGCTCACACTTTCTGTGGCCAAAACCTCAAGCGTCGATACCGTATTAGCATCAAGTATGGAATCCACCAGCAGCTCTTTGCCATCACCCAGTTTTATGGTTTTACCTGGAGCGGTGAAGCTTCCGAGACCGGAATTTTCTACCGTGTATATACCTGGCACGCTGGTGTATCCAGATGGCGCTACTTTTTGTATTTCAGTTTTGGTGCCGAAGTAATAATCACTTTCAACCTTAATAGCTATCCCTGAAAAAGAAGGGATATTACTACCTACTGAGAATATTTGGCCGCCGTCTAAATCTACCTGAATAACGGTAGAGGTATTAATTGGCACGATAAGCAAATAGTGACCATCAAAAGTTACTGCAGCTATATCATTAGCTGTGGCTGAACTTACATTCGTTGTTTTAACTTTAGCCGCCGAAGCTAAATCAATTGTATGAATGTCCGAACCTACTGCCACATACAAGTGAGAGTTAACTACTCCCATACAATCTATACCAGTAAGAACTGAAGACTCAGAGTACAGCGTATTAACAAAATCACCCGCATGAGAAACGGAAATTATTGTATTGGTAGACGCTCTATAAAATATGAAGTTACCGTCATAATACCCAAGCCCTATAAGTAAATTACTCTCTGATACAGTAAGAACGGAAACCACTACACCTGTAGCCACCCAAGACGCATCAAACTGCACTATTTCCATATTTGTTGTGTTGTATACCCAAAAATCAGACCCGTCCCAACAACCACCTGATACGTTGCCAGATCCAGTAGTCATCGCTATCGAAGAACCGGAAGATGCCAATCCAGCTGGCACAGCCAATGGGGCAGTAAGAGCAGGTCCAGCCGACATGGCGAGAAGAGACGTGTCTACCGCCTCTCCTGAGCCGCCTAATTCAACTAGCTTGTGTGACTTGGTAGCTTCATCCCAAACATAGGTATAACCGTCCTCAGCAGCCGTAGGCACTGGCAGGCCGCCAACATCAGAAAGCTGGCGGATAGCCGGGTTGTTTACTCGTGCAATCGCACCGGCAATAGCCCCTGTAGTCAAAGCATCCGAAGTAATAACTTCCCCGCTCGAGACAAGCTCAGAAATTACAAACTCTTCACCGTTACCCAAAAGCACCTTGTCATTTACAGAAAAAATATCTGCCAGGCCAGGTGCCTTAATGGTCCAAGATCCACCAACAGCAACATAGGTCGCATCCAGCCTATAAATGTTGGTGGCAGAGTTATACGAAAAGGGCGTTTCCCAGAAAGAGGAGCCGTCCCAAATACGGGTATTAACCGCACGCATACCCGACAGCGTTTCTATAAAATTAAAATCTGCGTCATAACGATGAGTGCTGGTGGAGCCAGATACCCAGATGTTAGTGCCATCCCAGGTAATAGAATCGGGACTGGTACCAGTTTGATCAGCGATACTAAACGAGTCTATAAACGTGCCGTCTATATGAATGCGGTGAACTTCTCCTGTGTGCCGTATGGTGTGTACAACATCATTAGAAACGGCTATCCCGTATACCGCACCAAGGCCATCTATCAGTTGTGATAACTGGATATCAGAGACGGCCCCTGTTTGGCTATCAACTATAAACGAGGAAAGTTTGTTACTCTTAGTTGCGTAAAATCTGCCCTCATGCCATGTAAGGCATCTGTCATCGACTGCGGTATAGGCGTCGCCAGCAGACACGGTAACGCCCGTCTCATTCCACTGCGCGTCAAACTGGGTTAGATGGTGATCAGACCAATCGTGTAGCCAAAAGTGCTCGCCATCCCAACAACCACCCCAAGCATCCCCGTAAGCGCCGGAACCTTGAGGGGCCACAATGGTATCGTTCTTAACCAGACCATCGACTTGGGCTGTGCTGGTTACTTCAGCCGGACCCGCAACTGCGCCAGCCTTAAAAAGAGCAGTGTCTACTGGGGCGGCTAATTCGACTAGCTTGTGTGACTTGGTAGCTTCATCCCAAACATAGGCATAGCCATCCTCAGCAGCCGTAGGCACTGGCATGCCGGCAACATCAGATAACTTACGGATAACCGGGTTTCTAGAAAACTTTATATCGCCATTAACGGTGCCAGTACTAAGCAGGTCATTGGTCAGAACCTTATCGCTACCCACAACCTCAGCTACATAGAAACTTTCACCATTAGCCAGGATGACGTTAGTAGAAATATCGGAACGCTCGCCTATTCCCGGAGCTTCTACTGTCCAGCTACCGCCAATATCCGAATAGATTGCCGGGGCCTTAAATATGCTGGTAGCGCTTTTTCCGAGCATCCAAAAGTCAGAATCATCGAAACAAAAACCGGTCATTTTTGCCATGCCACCCGGAACAGTTTCAATAAAATTAAAGTCACTGTCATAGCGACCAATAGTAGTATTAAAATCCCCTCCTGCTAACCAGAAACTATAACCATCCCACGCGATACCATAAGGGTAGTTACCAGTCACAGCACTAACGTCATACGTTTCAATTAAAGCGCCATCTAACGTGTAACGATGTGCGGTTTTACTGTACGCGGTTACGATTATGCAGTTAGAGCCAACTGAGATACCGTAGGCGCTACTTATCGCCAGGTCTCCAATAACGGTAGCGTTTACCATTGCGTTATCGCCATCTAACTCAAAAGTAGCCAGGCCGGCGCTAGATTGGACGTAGAATTTGCCGGCACTAAAATCAATACCTCTGCCATCGGCAATGCTACTAATATCGACTGAAACCCCTGTAGGAACCCAATCAGCATCATACTGATACATGGTTTTAGGGGTCCATGGGATCATCCAAAAATGCGTGCCATCCCAACATATACCCCAGCAATTGTCTCTGCCTGTCAGTGTCGCGAAAGCGGAAGCCTCCTTAGTAAGCCCTGTTATCTCTGCAGTGGTAGAAACTATCGCAGGACCAGCGATAGCCGATTTAGCGAATCTAGAAACATCTACCGGGGCGGCTAATTCAACTAACTTATGAGACTGCGAATCCTCATCCCAAACATAACCATAACCATCCTCAGCAGCCGTAGGCACTGGCATGCCGGCAACATCAGAAAGCTTACGAATAATTGGATCGGCTTCTAAGGTAATATCACCCAACACCTCCCCAAGGGTTAGCACATCGGTAGTGGAAACCTGGCCGGTACCCTTCCCCTCTATGGCAAACGTCTCACCATTCGCTAGCTGGATAATGGAACCCACCCCACCAAAGCTATCTATGCCCTCAGCTTTAACGACATACTGCCCAGCAATCTCAGTAAAGGAAGGCGCTAGCTGTGTATTTGTGCCGACATCAACATGCCATAGGTATTCTCCGTCAAAGACTAATGAGTCTGAAAGCCGGTGAGCCGAATTAGAAACACTCTTAACGAAATTAAAATCTGCATCCCAGAAGTAAAGGGAATCACTGGTCGTACCGCATAATACAAAGTGAGTACCTGTCCAGAAAATACGCTTGTTATGGTAGTACGGAGTAGACGTGTCTACGGTCCGTATGAGCGTACCGTCCATATCATGAATTCTAGTTATAGGACCATCAACCGCGTACAGCAAGCCATTGACCACTTCAATGTCCTCTGGCGATCCGTCAGTGGCAAACACATCTACGGTAACTGTATCGGCGGCTGTAAATCTGCGTAATGAATTTGAGACACCGGTAAAGCCAATAAAAAAGGAACCGGTCCACGCTATTGAACTTATTCCGTATAAGGCAGTGCCACCCCCCACATCTATTTCTACACCCGTCTCAACCCAGTCCTTGTCAAACTGCACTATAAGGTTAACTGTTTGATCTATGACCCAAAAATGCGTGCCATCCCAAGTAGCGCCATAGGGATTGCCGAGGCCGTGCGAGACAGTTAGGCCGCTAGCAGAAAAGTTTGAAATTTCCTTGCCTAATTCCACCTCTGCCGGTCCAGGCAGCGCAGCTTTCACAAAACCATCAAGAAGACTAAGATCGGAAATATCAGAAAGCTGGCGGATAATTGGATCGTTTTTCTTTTCCAAATCCCCCGCTATAGATCCAAGTGTTACCACGTCTTTAGTGATTACTTGCCCGGAGCCTAAAATGGAATCGACAATAAAAGATTCGCCGTTACCCAGCTTAACTTCAGAATAAACCCCAGCTAAATCACCTATACCAGGCGCAGCCACAATGGTTACTCCTGCTACCGGAGAGAATGTAGCGGTAATATCGACCAGATACCGATCGCTTCTGATCGCTAAGAGCTTCGAGCCTGTCCACGTCAAGCCTGCCATGCCGGTCGGGTTTGTAGTTGACGTTGAAGCAATCAGATTAAGATCTGCATCAAGTCTTTTCCATGATCGAGCGGTCCAATTCTCGTCGTCTGTAACCCACCAGCTATTACCAGTCCACGCCATCGCTATTGGAGAGTTCGGAATTCCTGGTTGTACAGCCGTGATTAATTCACCGCTCATGTTAAATTTCTTAACCCAAGCCTGATAGTGAACGGTATATATAAACCCATTGCGAACAGTAAGGCCGTAGGTGTAGGCCAGATTAGTAGGTCCCACGATAGTTACCTTATTACTAAGGTCTTTATCCGTGGAGTAAATGCTTCCCGAGCTGCTAGTATCGTAGAAGTAAAATTTACCATCCGTTAAGGCGGCGCGATCTATGGATGAGCCAAACCCAGCAAGAGATAACGGCTCACCAATCAGATTTTGATCTGTATCATAATGCGCTAAAACATTATTGCTTGTGTCTAACGTCCAGTAGGTTAAGTCACTGTCATCCCACATTATCGAGGCATTACCCTGTGTGAGTTTTGTGAATAACGGGCCCGTTGTTATACCAGTAACCTCAACCTGCAAAGCTACCTCGGCAGGACCAGGTACAGCAGACTTAGCGAATTTAGAAGTGTCTACCGGGGCAACTAACAAGTGTGACTGGGTAGCGTCATCCCAAACATAAGAATAACCATCCTCGGCAGGCGTAGGTATTGGCATGCCACCAACATCAGAAAGCTGGCGGATAATTGGGTTGGCTTCCAGGGTAATGTCACCCAGGACCTCGCCAAGGGTTAGCACGTCGGTAGTGGAAACCTGGCCGGCACTTTGTCCCTCTACGAGAAAAGATTCGCCGTTCGCCAATAGTATCGAAGAGTCCACCACGCCTAAGGTATCTATGCCTTCGGCCTTAACGACATATTCGCCTGGCACACCATCATAGGTAAGAGGTAGCCGTTTCGCTTCAGTGTCGGTTACATGCCATAAATCCACCCCATCAAACACCAGGCTATCATTTGACTTATGTATATCTGTATCAAAAGATTTAACATAGTTGAAATCAGCATCATAGAACCACACGCGACCAACATTGCTACCCGTCGCGACAAAATGAGTCCCTGTCCAGGTTAGGCTATCCATATATAGGTACTGGCCAGATAAATCCACGTCACGAACGGGAGTACCATCAAGTGTATGAATTCTAACTAAGTCCGAGGTTAGCGAGTACAGATGCCCGCTCACGACTGCATGATCTTTAGGTCCTAAACCCCCACTAAACACTATGGTACTGGTGCTTGTATCATTAACATCAAAGGACACTACATCAGAGTATGAGCCCTTATAACCAATGAAACTGGAACCCGTCCACACGATTGTAGAAAGTGAATGGAGATCTGAACCCCCACTGCTTATGTCCGCAGTAAACCCTGTAGCCACCCAATTAGAATCGAATTGAATAATGGTATTGCTAGTAGCATCAATTACCCAGAAGTGAGTCCCATCCCAAGCTGAACCATAGTTATTGTGCGTACCTAGCGCTACAACCTCTCCGGAGTCAGTGAAGCCAGAAATTACCTTGCCTAATTCCACGGTTGCCGGGCCTTTAATGGTAACAGCAGCTCCACCCGAACCCGCCTCGGGCATGATGAAATCACTCCAAACAACCACGCCATTTGTCACCAGGCCGGTACGGCTTGCAATGATGGTATTTTGCGCTTTGCCATCTTCAATATTCGTCTCGGCAAAGAAGGATTGCGCAACATTTCCGCCCTTCATTTTACGAACGATCGCCACGCCGTTAAGGCCTTCAAGCTCTTCAGGCTTGACGCTTTCGGCGGGTAATTCTGAGCTGGAATAACCCGTTACCATGACCGTCGCGTCATCGATAATTTTGTGTAGGCCATTGCCCTGGACAATATCGCGACGCGATACCACCTTAGGCGTTAATGGTGGCGCTGGAATAAGAATTTCAGGGGTAAATGAAAACGTATCTTTACCGGTATTAATTCTGTTGTTAACTACAGTCATGCTTATTTATCCGCCTAAACTTCGTCATTCGACATTAAAATTTTCAACTTGGCCGTGCGCTCAATAACAGCACCAGGTAATGCCAGGGTCCGTTGCTCATAGCGACCATCAGAGCGCAATACTGTCAGCTCGATTTCAGAGTCGCTTTTCCACTTCAACGCGAGAATGATGGATTCTGCATCATTCAGGTCCATCCAAAGTTGACCGTCGAATGTGTTCTCTGCGATATAGGGAGTGGAAGCCAGGCTAAGTTTGTTTACAGGGGTATCCACTGGACCGGAGTGTGTGGTGCGTACTTCCAGGCTGCCGATCTCATCACCGATGGCCACGCCATCAAAAGTCAGCTGGTGAACCACTAAAATAGCGGTCGCACCCGTGCGTCCTGGTCTTACCTCAATGGACCAATCCCCCGGGAAATCCGATTCCATTTCCAGCTCTTGAGCGGGATTAGAATCAAGGTCCACAGAGATCGTCATACCATCGCCATCGATCGCGCCGGCAAAAGCTGGAGCATAGACATTGGCATCCCGAAACCCTGGAGCCTCAGCATTCGCATTGGCGCCCCCGGCGATAACCTGGATCTTGTCCAGTTCAAGCCTGAGCGTGCGCCCGGACACAAAGCCGGCCTCAGCCTTGCCCTCTTCAATGTCAGCACCAGTCACAACATAGGAAGCGCTCACACGGTCCTGAATGGCCTTTAAAATAGTCTTGCCCGAGATAGTGCCCTGAGCACTGGAGCCGGCCGTGATATCTGCCTCGGATACCTCAGGCAAAGCTTTGCGCCACTTTGAAGAGGAGGCCATGGCAGATACATAGCCTTCATAGCCGCCAGCACCATAGGCGCCGATCAAAGCAATATCGCCGTATTGAGACAGGGATAGAGAGCAGCCGAATAGATCACCCCCGGCCGCGTCGATGGATTGGAATATATTAAGTGTGGTGTGCTCCTGGTTAGCATCGATGGCCACTACCGCGCCGGCATTGGCTCCCGTCAAAGCGCTTTTACTGGCGCCAATCATCAGAATTTTATTGTCTCCGGACAATGCGAGCTCGGACCCCATCTGCGCATATTCACCCACGCCAGACTCTTGGATCATGGCTAGATCGGAATACAGGCCGTTAATCTGGCGCTCACCCACATAAACCGCACCAACCTCAGCTAACAGTTCGGTATCGGTATAGGCGCGCTTAGGGGCTCCCACATAAAGACGTTCGGCATCACTGGATAGCACCACGCCATCACCAAAACATTCACCGGCCACTAGGCCACCATAGGTAAATGCTTGGGTTAGGATAAAATCGGTCCCGTTATGGGCATGAAGTTGCACGTTGCCGGCGCCAGAATTTGAACCTGGTGCACCCACGGCCAAAATAAGATCACCTGCAGTCACACCAAGCGAAAGCGATTGCCCGAATTTATCGCCATCGGATAGGCCGGCAGGCGCTAGGGTTTGACTGGCCACATAGGTGGTGCCGTTATATTTAAAAACCCGGATCTCGCCCTTGCTGTTATTTCGCGCCGGCACGCCCAATACTAACCAGGTGGAATCGCTGGATAATGCGATTGCCTCATAGGGGTTATTTGGATGGGTTAAGGTTATGAGCTCGGCGCCATCTTTAAAGACAGTGACAGCCTTAGCGCCGGCCTTAGTGGCCACAACAACACTTAGATCTGCATTGGCCACCACCAGGCCGCCTAGAAGATCGTTGTTAGCGATGGTATCCGGAGTTAGGTACTTATCGAATACAAAGGTCCCGCCCTCCATTTTCATAGCCGCCAGCGCGCCCTCATTGCTGCCGGCTGAGCCAGCTTGAGGCATGCCAAAAATAGCCATGGTCCCGTCTTCAGAAATTACACAGCTGCGCCCAAGCTTAGAGGCAGCCGAATCATCAGCTACCGTCACTCGTTGCTCGGATGCCAAAGCAGACAAGCCAACCTCGGACCCCGAATCCAGCAGAAAAACCTCATCGGTAAATGGCAGCGATCGCATCACGCCCTTAGCGTTTTCCATGCCCACTTGAGAGGTTAAAACCCGCCCCTCGTCTAGTGTCACCATCACCTCATTGGCGATGGGTTTAGCCTTGGCGATTTCCGCGTCAGACGAATCTTTTACATACCGTAAACCTAAGCCTTCACTCATAAAATATTACTCCTGGCCATTGCCTAAATTGGTTGAATTTGTACTAATTTCTTGCCCGTCACCCAGCTGTTTAACAATGCCTGGAGCCACTTGCCCATCACCTAACTGACCACTTAACTCGAGACGGTGAATTGGTTCGTACACGATCGTTAAGCCGTCATTAGCATTAAGGGGTTTATCTACCGGCCAAAAATCCAGACTGACAGCATCCACCAGCATGAAATCGTCTTGTGCGTACACGTCCATGGTGTCCACAGTGCCCTTATCAATCTTGGGGAACATGATCACATTGGTATCGATGGGCAGCTGAGCCTGGTTAGGTCCGGACGGGTTGACCACATTGGGGAGGTAGGCGCCACTGGCATTGATCGCCAGATCGTTAAAGGTGACACTCAAAATAAATCGAATGCCGTCATAGACAATATGTAGCGGGATAATTCGATCTAACTGCCCGCTAATAATGCTCGTAATTTCTGCTTGGCTTATATCCGCCTCAAGCATTGAGCGCACATCTATTTTGTAAAAGCCTCGAGACGTTATAAAGAAATCCGCCAGGTCTTCACCAAACTCATCTATCTGGGTTTTAGTGCGCAAAGAGCCTATGTCATAGGTCCCGGAGATAGGGCTGTAATATGGATTCCACTTAGCATCCAAACCAACAAACGAACGCTGCAGCATGGCCTCCATAGGAATCGATGTAGTTTTAAATTTAAGGTCCCCGCGGCGCCATAAAATCGAAAGCGGCTTCGATGTGGCATCGTTCCACTCGACGTTAAACACATCGCCGGCTTCCTCGATCATTAAATCAAGGTCCTCATCGTCTGCCGTAAAAATACTACGGCGCCGTTCCTGGCGCGCAATGCGATCAAAATAGTGTTGGAACAACTCGTCGAAACACTCGATTAGTTCCTGCCATATAGGCTCTTTTTTAAGAGCCTCAGGCAGGCGATCTGCCAGGAATCCCATTAGCTATACCCCAGAATAATTTTTTTATTCTCAGGCAAAATAACCTCGCCAGATAACACGTACTTGGATTTATCGAGATAGATAAAATGCTTTTTATTGTCTATGGCAGTAGTGCCAGTCAGGATGATTTCCACGTCAAAATCCTGGTCGAATATGTTAAGTTTTCTCAAATATTCATAGATATCACGCTTTAGTGGCTGCCTTTTTTCTGCCTTGGAATCCTGGCCATACTTCTCGAAAAGCATTCCTTCAATGGCTTTTTCAGCACTCGAAAGGTCCCAGCTGCGCGGTACGGTACCGGTAATCTGTACATCAAAAATTCCAGTAACAGGCGGGACCATTACAAATTCTTTATTGAGCTGGGGGATTGCATCAAGGGCCGCACTTATCCGATCGGAAATAGGCGGCAGGATACTGCTCGGGTCCAGGGGATTACCGTCATCGATAGCAGCCTGCACCGCCGCCGCCTGGATTTCATCCTGAGGATCATAGGCAGCCACATATATTTTATTTACGAACTCGCGACTTAATCCGGACTCCATCACCTCTTGATCTCTCTCCCCCCAGAAACTAACCCACGTCATATTGGGGAATTTGCCATTCAGGAAAAAACTATAATCCTCTCCCCACACATGCTCTTCATCAAAAGTTTCGTAATACAGCGAGTTTTTACGGATCGATTCAAGGTCCTCTTGGGCGGCGCCGCCACTGATGGTGGTTTGAACCACAAAATCATAATTGGGGTAGTTGCCCACGGGCTTTAATTTTTCATTAGCGATTAAGGTGGATTCACCGGCCGTTAAATGAAGGGTAACGCGCACCACATCACCAACCTGCAATTGCTTACCTACAATGCCGGTACCGAATCGCACGCCAAACGAATCTGAAGTGGTATAGAACTCATCGTAAACCTTGCTATCAGAGCTAGCGTTTCGCAGCCGGCGAGACAATGTAAAAGGCTCGAATCCGGCGCCCGCCTGGTTCACCTCGACAAAAATCTCAGCTATTCGCGGGCTGAATTCTTTCGGCAAAATCACCTCATGGAACGGGCTAGAAGTGACCACCTCCTCTTCAATGGACGTGATTTCTATTTGACTAACAGCCACATAACCCACACTGGTACCCGGATCAAATTTAACGGTGTCTTGGGTCAGGTAGGAAACAGAGCCGCCAGATAAAAGCGGGATATCGCGGGCCAGGTCATAATTGGCTGCGGCCTTATCCGTTACCTTGAGTATGCCAATAGAGGGCCGGGGCTTTCTTGGGGTATATTGTCGATCCTCAGATTTCGCCAGGACCGATGATCGATGAATAGCAGAATGTAAATGGCTTTCACGCTCCACACTATCGGCGCGATGGTGGGCAGCCACGCTTAAGTGGGCACCAAACGCCGCCATAGTATCTACCAGCGGATCATTCAAAGCCGCCTTAAGATTGGGTTTGTTGGACGCGATCTTTAAGAAGAGCGCCTTTGTGGATTCAATGTCTGTAAAATTGGTATCAGTAGTCACAATTGCACCTTGCCTGTGTAAGCGGTTACGCCCTGGCTGCCAGGGTAATAAACAGTAAGTGATAGGAGGTCGCTCTCAGTGAACTCCCCGCTAATGCCAGTAATCTTTACTGAGGGCATATCGCGTCTAAGCTTGCGAACGGCGAGCATCTGGCTCACCACTATTTCATCGTGACCACCTACCCCAAACAAACGAGACTCGAACGGATGCCCCCATCCCGGCCTGCCCTGTAATGCCCCCTCCGGAACAGAGAACCAAAACGCCAACAAAGACGCGGTAGAGTTACTATCCGCCAGCCGCTTTATTCCAGTTGGGCCCAACTCTAAAAACGGGCTAATTAACTGTGAGTCGGCGCCCTCGCTTGGCCTATGGAGTAGGCTTGTATCAATACTCATATTTTGTCGTGCGCCATTAGGTTGATTAGCTCGCTATCGAACTCAGTAGGAATGACAGGAGGGTTATAGGCATCTCGGGTACCCGTGCTCGACTTAGCCGGCGCCAGGTCTTTAATCGCTTTAACGATGGGGTCCGTGATGGACTTACTATCCAACTCGGGTTTGACCTGGACACGTTCAAGTGGGTTTTTAGGCCTGGATTTTTCGGCCGCTTGTTTTGCCTGGAGCTCGGCCTTGGCCACTTGATCAAGGCTGATTTTTTTCACTTCCGGAGCCGGCGCGATCGGCTCGGCTTCAATCTTTTTAACACTGTCTTCTTTTGTTTTTCTTAGCTCGGAAACACTTACCATTGGCATAGCGTCGCCCTTGCCATCTTTAGGCATGGACTTGTCGCTTTTCTTGAGTAGATCCTCGGGCTCATCGGCTAAAAAGCCACTGGCCATCTCTCCCACCCATTCACCGGCCTCAGATCCAGCAATACCGCCAATAGCACCACCAACCAACATACCTATGGGACCCAAGAAAGCACCAAGGGCAGCACCCGTTGCGGCGCCGGCTAAAGCACCACCGGCAGTAGCCGCCACTTGAGTCGTTTTCTGGGCAGTATTGAGCTCGTCATCGTCTTTAACGTCGATAAACTTAGAGACACCTGCAGTTAGCGCAGCAATGGGACCCCCAATTTTTACCAGCTTGCTTATGCCCGTCATCATGCCGGCGCCAACACCCGCACCAGCACCCAGAATCTTATCCTTAAGGCTTTTTAATAATCCCCCTCCACCAAGGGATAAACTACTGCCACCACCACCGCCGTTTTCTTCTATGGCATCGGTTATGGCCGCCGTCTGGTTATCGAGTGAGTCCACCAGGGCATCGGTTTGTTCATCCTGGATTTCTCTTGCATTGCCCTGTTCAGCCTCGCGAGCTCTTTGCTGAGACTTGCGCCTTTCTACCCCTGCCTTTACAGCACCAACGGCTCCACCGGCCGTGTTTCTAACATCGCCAACTACTGCCCTGGCTTCACCGGCAACAGCGCCGGCAGCACCTCTAACAGATCGCGCAGCATTGCCCGCCCCTGTCCTGGTTCTCTGTACTCCGGTACTGATAAAATTCTTGGCAGTGCCATAAGCTTTTTTGGTAGCAGCAATCCCGGCCTTTGCCGACTTGATCGGATTGCGAATGATTTTGTATGCGCCCTTAACCATCGAGAAGGTTTTTTTAATACCCTTCTTAAGATTCTTAACACCTTTTTTTAAGCTGGCGGTTGCCTCGTCTATATTGCCAACGCTAGCTAGAATCTGTTTACCCACCATCCAGTCGGCACCAAAAGAAGCCGTTGCGGCAGCATCGGCAACACGCCCACCGACCTCGACAGTTTTGGAGCCCTGCAGAGCGCCCAAACCTTCCATAAGTTTTTTAATAACGCCTGGCTTATTTTCCCGTGCACCCTCCTGAGCTTGCTCAGCTGGGCTTTGTTCATTTCCACTCGGGCCCTGCTCAATATCCGCTCGCTCTTGTCTTGATAGGAATCGGCCACCAGGTCCCCGGAGTGGTGCCACTCTAGCCGGCGCCGCTTCCATAGATGCCACTGGAGCCGCTTCCATAGATGCCACCCTAGCCGGCGCCGCCTCCTGGTTTGTAGCCTGGGTGCGAACGGCAACAGGTCCGGTATCCTGGGGGGCCTGGCTTGAGGTATTTTCTGTGATCGTCTCCGGAGTACTGGTCCTATTAACCCGGGCTATTTCGGCTGGCGGATCAATCGGCGCCGACATAGCAGCACTAGGCCGGCGACTTCTTGTGATCACCACGGGGGCCGGGCTATCCTCGAATGGAATAGATCCTCTCCTGGGGCGATCACTGGCCCGAGGCCTACGAGAGGCCCTAGGTTCGATATACGGGGGCGCGCTCATGGTCCCAATTGCAGGCTCAGTATTTTCTACTCGAGCCGGCCTAGCTATCGCTTTAGGTGCACGGACTTCACGCTTGGTTAGCAGCCTGTAAATGCCGCGCAGCTGGTCCCGTATCGCCTCAAATATCCCGGTATCTTTTTTAGCAGCCTTGCTGAGATCTCTTGGCTGGGAAATGACCCTAAGATCATCGGGCTTAGTTTTAACGGCTCGCACGGATTTTCTCCTCAAGGCGCTTATGCAGACTCATAAACTCACTGACCGGCACAGCGTCTAAACTGGCCAGGTCTTGAGTGGCGAAAAACACCAGATTGGATTTCATTACTTGCCAATCCTTAATAGAGTGAGGGAATAAAGAAGTTGC